CCGCGCTGGAGGGGTCATGGGCCACAGAATCGGTGCGGCCCATGACCCCTCCGCCCCTTCGGGGCACCTCCCCGCGCTGCGCGCAGGGAGGAATTGGAGATGTGTCCACACCGTAGTCCCCCACCAGGGGGAGAGGCGGGGTGAGGGGGCGACGCTCGGTGGGATTGTCCTGGCGGATCTGCATTTTGCCCGGCCCGATATGACGAATGGGACCCGTGGCAAAAGACGCCAGCAACCCCCTCACCCAACCTCTCCCCCGATCGGGGGAGAGAGGCATGAGAGAATAGGCCAAAGTCAGCGCCTATGGGCCCCTGGCTCCCAGGTCGTGATCGACCGCCGTTCCGAAGCAGCGTCTCCCGTCGATGAGAACGGTTCGACTGGCAATGCCGCTGCCATTGGCCGGGCGCTGCCGATGCAGGGCGAATGTCATTGGCGTGCGCCCGATGCGACGCTGTGAAATGCCCCTATTTTGACACCGGCGCTAGCTGATCAGCATCGCTACAGTCCGGTCCAGCAGTCCGCCGGCGGCTCCCCAGGCCGCTTCGTCGAAGCCAACTCCCACACACCCCATGGCTTCGACATCCCAAGCCCAGGCGGGCTCCCAAGGAAGGCCGGTCGTTCCCCAAGCGACCGGCCTTTCGATTTTCATCGCGGCCGGTGGAGCCTTTGCGGAGACGGCGGAACAATACCGGACAGGTAATGGCGGAGGATTGGAACCTGAGATCCAACATTCTCTGGACGACCGATGGCAATCTGACCGCTCGGCCAGCTTGCGCGCTGACCGTGCCATTGTATCGCCCGCAGAGGAGATGGCACCGAAGCAGGCAAGAACAAAACCCACAGGCGCCGTAGCCCTCCGAAGACTAAAACAACGGTTCGAACCTCGTAGGGAGCACAGGCCAAAAATTGCTATAAAACCTGGCATTCTCGACCATCGGGCTGCTCGGTCACGGCCACTAACATCTGTCGTGAAACCGAACGAATTGGCGCCACCTGCCGCCGGGATTGGGGGCACACTGGGGAAGCCGTTCACTTGGTGCTCCAACCTCATAAGGTCGAAAATCCGAAAATCCCGGCTCGGATCACGCCGTGATCGGCCAGTCCACTGCAAGAATTGCTCACTGCCGTATCGGCCGCGGCGATCAGAGAGGTGCAACGCCGCGTCGAGTTTGCCACCCTGGCCAGTTAGGCCACGACCAAGAACTTCGGTGGCGAGTTGTGCGGTCATCGCCGGCTCATCGACTGACCAACGACACGCCGGAAGAACAGATCGACCACCTCCGAAGCTGAGAGCCCGCCTACCGCGTTCCAGACACAGGTGAAGTCTGCGATCCGTTGGGGTGCGCGCTTCGAATGCCCGGTTCGCGCACGTTGGAAGCGATGACGCCCGTCAGCCGATTACCCACAAGTCGGAAGGCAAGCGACGTCGTCGTGGGCCCGCTTTGCGAGCATGCAGTCGCATCAGTCGCTCGATCTAGAGCAGCCCATACAGCGCGCCTTCTGCAGCAAGATCGTGCCACCAGCGCCTACCGCGTAGGTCAGATCTCTGGCAAAGAAGCTTGTGCACCTTCTAACGCAAGTTCTGCACGCTGCGCCGCTCAGGTCATTCCCACGGCGCCATATTTGGCACCCTGCCACGGCGCTGGACTGTGCTCCTTGGCCCAGTTGATTTTCCTGCATTTCGCACGCATCATGCACGATGGCCGCGGCAAACATACAGGCCTGGAACGAGGAGGGGGCGATGGAGAAACGGGCACCGCTATCAGGGAGTGAATGCGACTCAGTATTAATAACTAGGACTAAGATCGACAAACTCGACACCAAGGTTTCCATGTCTTGGCTCAAAATGGTGACGCAAGACAACTATAAGGAAGCGAAAGCCTCAGCTGGCGGATCGTATGGCGATATGTTCGATGGTGAATGGTCGGACTTCAAGAAGGAACGAGACGCACTCGAAATACGGGAAAACTTTGACTACAAAATGGAGGTTGCTCGATCTGTGATACAGACCGGAGTCCCAGAGGATGCGGTTCGTGCGTGGAGCGAGTGCATGGCGGATCGCAGTGAAGGACTATTCTGTCTCGTGAGACGTGTAGAAGAGGATGTCGCAGTGATCGCTGTCATCTTTCGATATTCAGGCGATACGAATCTGGTTAATCGAACTTCCCATGTTGTTGGAGGAACGATTTTGGAAGACCAGTTCACCAAAGACCCAGACGACCCCTTCGAAGGCACCGCTCTAATAACTATTCAACGTGACAAAACGAAAGACATTGTGCTCACCGTAGGAGGAAAGCGCGGAGGCGGTACGGTTTCAGATGAGGCTTATGTCCCCAAAGATCTTCTTCCACCGAAGAAGACTTACCACGAGCACGATTTTGGAGCGGCCGTTGACTTTTCATGGGAAGTTCCGAGAGCTGCTCGCGCCCGCGAACTTAAGGTGTGGTTTGGAAGCTATCATCACGCAGATGAAGACACTGCCACATGTTGGGCAACATTCAGAATTAACAACAAAGTTGCCTATAAGTACCCGAAAACTGGCTACTTTAAGAAGGGCACAGTAAAAGCACTCGGAAACAGCACGGCCGACGGTGAGGTGGTACCAGCCTTCGAAAAGCTCAACGTGGGTGGGTACACAGACAACGAACGGGCAACGATTGTTAAGTCTCTTGTTATAGTTGAGGAGCCCAGAGCTTTCAGGACTGCTGAGATTGAAGAGGCCGTGCAGAAAGCACGGGATAAGATCCGGGGGACGCTCGATCAGAAAGGCGAACGCCGAAAGTCAGCCTGACCTGTCACCAGTTTTCGGGTCACGGACTGGTTGAGAGACTGTGACCTGCCCTCATCTTTTCATGTCGTTCTTGCAAAGGACGCACCTATGGATCGGGCGCTTCTGACCGCGCGTGTCACGATTTTCCAATCAAATCTTCAGCCGATGCCGACGCTATTGCGCTTTGGAACCCGACGTCGACTACGGACGAAGGCCTTGTTGCTGAGCTCTTCAGCAAGGTGCAGACTGTACTGAGACGGTAATCGGCTGACGGAAGCCGCACCGGACGCTAGGGCCTGTCCTCAATTGAGCCAAGCGATGGCAGCGGCAAGGTGTATTCCGGCGAGGAAATTGCGGGCGGTCTTGTCGTATCGAGTTGCGATGGCGGGGAAGCGCTTGAGGCTGCAGTAGAAGTTTTCTATGAGATGGTGGGCCTTGTAGATCTCCTTGTCGAAGGGGCGCAAGATCGACGCAAAATTCACAACGTCTCGATTCTACGATTACGTGTATTCCCGCCTCAATTGAGGACAGGCCCTAGCCAGAGAGACAGTTAGCCCCCAGCAAGCGCAGCGGCTCGGCTCCGTTGCGCGATGAACTGTGCTGCATAGGCATCCGGCGTCAGCCAGCCGATGCCCGAGTTCGGCCGGGTGCCGTTGTAGTCTCGCCGCCAGTCCTCGAGCAAAACGCGTGCTTGCGCGAGCGAGGTGAACGTCGTCTCGTTCAGGAACTCGTCGCGCAGCCGGCCATTGAAGCTCCCGATGAAAGCGTTCTGCACCGGCTTTCCGGGAGCGATGTAGTGCCAGTCCACCCCGCTGTCGGCCGTCCAGCTCAGGATGGCATTGCCGGTCAGCTCGTTGCCGTTGTCGCTGCCGATCGCCGTCGGCTTGCCGTGCAGCGCGACCAGGCGGTCGAGCTCGCGCGACACGCTTGCCCGATAGCGAGAAGTCGGCGATGACTGCCAGGCAGCGCCGGATACAGACGTCGTAGATCGCCAGGATGCGGAAGCGCCGCCCACACACCAGCTGGTCGGAGACGAAGTCGAGCACCCACAGCTCATTCGGACGGGTGGACACCAGCATCGGTGTCCGGCTGCCCATCACCCGCTTGCGACCGCCACGCCTGCGAACCATCAGCCGCTCCTGGCGATACACCCGGAACAGCCGCTTGTGGTTCAACTCGAAGCCCTCCCGCCGCAGGAAGATCAGCAGTCGCCGGTACCCGAACCGCCGTAGTTCGCGCGGCAGTGCAACCAGGCGCTCGCGCAGCCTGGCATCGTCCGGCCGCCGGCAGCGGTAGCGGATCGTCATGCGCTCGCTGCCGATCAAACGGCACGCCCGCCGCTCGCTCAACGTCACAGCTTCCCTTCAAATTCTTGAGAGAGCTGCACTCACTCTACAAATGCTGGTTGATTGGACGCGCAGAGCAACCGCAGTCTGCGCTAGTCTGGACGGAGACGTAAGTAGTAACGTAGGCCTCCCTACGGGTGTGCCGAAGTGGTGGGAACATGCTCTGTTGGAAAGGAACCAAGTAGTGCTCGCCGTACGTCGTGGAACGCTACTCTTTACAGTTCTAACCGCCTGTTTGTGCTCGGCCAGCGGCCTAGTCGCACAACAATGTCCTGTGCAACTGACTACCGACGGGTCTTCCCTAGGATACCGCTTCCGAACGACACCGAAGTTGCACTCCACTCGCTGTGAGGGAAGCTACGTTTCCCCTGTTTCGGGAGCATCTATATCTTTGGTGTCGTACACGATGGGCCCTGTTACGTATGACGTAAATCGAGACAGAGAACTACATATTAGCGTTTCCGGGATAGTCGCCGACACGAACGTTATCGCAACAAGATTGGTGCCCCGCCGTTACTACCGCTTAGACGCAAAGGTGACCCAAAAACAACCCATTCTTGTTGTCCCGATTGATGACGTCATCGGCCGCATCCCCGTTCCGGCAGGTGAGCTTGGGGTATTTGGATTGCGGCAAATTACGAGCGGAGTGCTGGGTTATGTACCCGTGAAAGCCGCTGCTCCGGCGAAGTTCGCAGACTCGCGGCCCACCCTCGTAATTCAAGCAGATATCGATATTTCTGACGTTGAATGGCGCATTAGTGAATTGGGTCGGCCCGAACGCAACTGGGAGCCCGTTGATGGAGGCATGGGCCTTGTGCCAGAGGGCGCTACATTGACAATCAGCCTGGGCAACAAGGCGCCAAGCACTTCGAGTCAATTCGAAGTAACCTATTACGTGGGAGGAGTGCCGCGAACAAGCTCCTTCATTCTAGTACCTCGTTAGCGAGTTTTCGCAGTGACGGCGTTTTCACCAGAGCGCTCAATCTCTCGATTTCTGCGAGGCCACGGAATTTTTTGGCTAAGCTTAATTTTGATCGTTGCTGTATTGCTCACGACTAGTCGGTATCGATCAAATCGGTTTGCTCTAGAGGTTGATACTGGGGTGGTAACACTGACTGCAGCAGACACAGGCTTACACCCGTTAGATATTCAGTTCTCCAATCCCGCGACATTCCAACTTCTAAATTATGAGATTGTAACAACTGCCGCTACTCTTCCAGTGGCACCAACGAGCGCCTCAATATTGCGACTTCGGTCAGACCGCCTTGACCTTCAAAACCTACTTTTGATGGAGGGAGCCGAGGTAACTTTTGTGGCGAGTCCTGATCTCTTCGACATGCGGATAACAGGCCCAGCCAGTATCGATTTGATGATCTCAGGCGAAGTGGTGAACTTGACCCCTCCCTCGGGCCCATCGACGAGTAACTTGCTTCAGAAGCCCACTGTCTGGAAAGTTCACCCCGCGAGCCCAGATCGCACTTTGCGGCTTGTCGTTAATGGCGCTGCGCCAAAGTTTACATTGGAGAATCAGAAAATTAAGCGTGTAAACTTCACAAAGAGCCGTCCCGCAGGACCTGATCGACGACTTCCGTTTCGCTCCGAAATCGGAGGTGGCAAAATTGACCTCCTAGATGTTGATAAGAGCGTTTCTTTACGAGCCGGTGAGCTTGTTTGGCTTGGTGACTTGTCGGCGATCGCCACGCAAGTCTCGCCGAAGGCTCCTTCAATCGTCCCACCTGGAAGTGCTAGCTTTAATGTTGCGGTAGTGGGTGAAGCTGATCTTATCGGAATTGGGTACCCCGTCGCCGGCAACCCGGACGCAAGACCTAATCGAGATCTAAGGCCCTCTATTTTGGAGTATATTAGCTCTCAGCATGATGTCGCTCTCGCATGGGGCGGGCTGATTGCAATAGTTGGCGCGTTGTTAAAGGCCCGGCAGTGGGCCAGAAAGCAAAGACAATGACTCGACTAGCATGTTGGGCTCCCTATTTGCCTCTTTTTTTGGTTCCCTGCCTTGCTTTTGCTCAGGGTTCTCTTCAAGCAGATGGCAGAACTGCAGCGAGCAGATGGGCCGACCACGTTGTTCGTGTCGTGCCGCAGCGCTCAGACGGCGGTGCGGCTGAAAAGGGCTTTGGAATAATCGTGGGGCATCGTAACGACGACATTTTCGTTGTGACCCCGCATCATGTCGTCTTTGCAAAGGGAAACCTGACCGACGCGCCCGCAGTAATTTTTCGTGGTGCTCCTGTAACGAATATGACGGCAGAACGACTCCTGGAACCTGTAAGCTCACCGACGTTCCTCGATTTTGCGGTTTTGCGCGTTCGAGGCGCACAATCGCTGGTGCCCTCTCCCGCATACCTAGTCAGCGATCCTACTCCAGGTCTTCCAGTTTGGTCTATCGGTCGCCAGGAGGGATGGTCGCTGTCCGGATCTTCTGGTGGGTATACTCGAAGTCGCAAGGATCCAGACCGTCTGATTTTTGATGGCCTCCCTATTGCTCGCGGAAGTTCAGGGGCCGCCGTGGTATCTGCGGAAGGTATAGTTGCGATGTCTGTTCAGGACACGGGATCTGAGATATATGGTGTGGAGCTGTCGAGTATCTGGAAGCGTCTGCGCGAGCCAGGCGCTCGTGTGCCTGCTAATCTCTTGGTATGGCGGGAACCTCCCCCTCCCAATGATGAACAACTCGCCTTCGACCGCGCGGAAGCTGCGAATACTATCGGGGCGTTTGCACAATTTCTCTCGGCTCATCCGACGGGGCGGATGGTTAGGGAAGCGCTTAATCGCGTCGAGCAATTGGCCGCAGAGGGACGGCAACGTCGGGGTCAATTTCAGGCTGCTCAAAGCTGCTGGCGAATCTTCTTTGACTGGGACCGAGCAAACCTTTCCAGCCAGGCTCTTGCAACTATTAAGCAACTGGTGGCCGAGTTTAGAGCGAATGGGGGTGGCTATTTCACTATTATTGGTCACACGGACTCGACAGGCCTACTGCTTCGATCGGACCCGGAAGAGGCAAAAGGATATAATAAGGCAATTGCTCTGAGACGCGCCCATACTGTTAAGGCTGCTCTAGCTGGTGAAGGTATTGGCGGGCCGATAGCTATTTCAGTAAGTGTAGGCGATAGTGAACCGTTAGTTCCGACCATGGACAATGTTCGCGAGCCGCGAAATCGGCGAGTTGAGGTGTGCATTATCCGCTAAGTTTGTGGCGATCACCTCGGCGAATTCCTGCGTGCGTCTACCTATCGTCCATATGCTCCCCCTGAGCGTGCATACGATGATGACGACCCGATCGAGAAATGAATTGGCGGCGTGTACGGCGTTCCGATCACGTGCTCATGAAACGATTTGCCGCCCGGCCAACCCGCCCAGAGACCCGTACGGCCAAAGATTCGATCTGGCCGGCTCACCAGCACGCCCTTTCTCGATAGTAGTAGCGGCGGGAACGAAGAAGGCGGCAAACATCGGCGACCATATGCTCTATTCCATCATAACGACGGAGCCCAATAGCGTGGTCTACGCTGTGCATGAGAAAGCCATGCCTGTGATTCTTATGACAGCCGAGGACATGAAGCGCTGGCTTGAAGGCAGCTCACTCGAGGACGTGATGGCTTTATCGTGGGGCGCATTGGCTCGGCGCCTGCGCATCGTCCAGGAACCGCGCCAGCCGTAGACCTGCAAAGCCAAGCTGCCGGTCGAGCGTCGGCAAGATCTTGCCGTAGTAGGCGTCGTCCACTACCCGGCTTTCCGGTAGCTGCTCCCATACATAGCGTGCTGCTCGGTGCGTCGCCTCCGCCCACTGCGCCGGTGTACCGTGTTCGAGGCCTACTGGATCCAAGGATGCCAGCACCCCACTCTCGAGCCTGTCGACGTATGCGCCCCAGCTCCAGGTCGTGGCCTTGATAAGCGTACCGTCCCAAACCCGGTGAAGGTTGGACCGGTAGACCATGATAGGGCACGGCCCGCCGCGGCAGGTCTTAGTACCGACAAGCCGGACCTCGACGACAATGTCATTGCCGCCCCTGCCCTCCGCCATCGTGTGTAGCGGCTGATGAATGTCGCCGACGAGGTGGACGGCGTAGCGCAACGCGTCGCGCTTCCGATCGTCGGTCGGCGCGCACCGCAGCTCGGTCTTAAGACGCTCCAACTCGGCAACGACGCAGTCGCCTTTTTCCGAGGCGTGGCAATGCTTCGTGGCGTCATAGCGATCCTCGACCAAGTCAAGGTCCACGAAGTGCCACCGGTAGGTCTCCGTTCGATCATCACGCACGTCGTCGGCCGAGCTGCCGATCGAGCCAGGGAGCGGCCAGGCCCGAGCAGGCGCTCGACCTCAGCCGCGGCCTGCGGCGTCAGCCGATGCTGAGCCAATTCGGCGATGATCGAATGGCCCTCGGGTCCCCACGCCAGCGCTTGCATGGGCCGCATCAGGGCGGCGACCGTCGCCCAAACTTGCCGAAAATCCATCTGATCTCCGCTCGTCTCCCGATCGCACGACTCCACCACGACGCGACCGAGCTGGGAAAGCGGTGCGACGCAGAGATCCGAAGCAATAACTGGCCACCACTCTGCCTCCCGACGGCCGGTTGCCGGTAAACAGAAATTACGGCTGCGGTCCTTGGTCAAAAACAGGCGCCAAACGTCCGGCCGCCGCGAACACATCGTCGGTCGGCAAGTCGAGTATTCGGGCAAGTGACGTCACCACATCGTCCGGCGGTGGCTGCTCCTTTTCGCGCTCGATCCGCGACAGGTAGACGATGGAAATGTCCAACTCGCTTGCTACTTCAATGAGCGTCAACGCGCGCTGCTCACGCGCTCGGCGGATGTATTGACCGAAGGCCACAGGCTTTCCTTCCTGACTAGCGTGGAGCGACGCGATTATGTTCTCTATACGTTCTAGTCCCGCCGAAGTCGATACGAATCTTGATGGACTGGCGTCTCACCAGCACGATAGTGAGGCGCGGATGCTGGCAGCGCGGCGTACATCGACGACAATCGCACCCTTGGCGATTGGGGCATGACCGGCGACGCGACGAGTCGCAATATAGCTACTGCCAGCTCACTATCGCCTTGTTTGGCCGAGTGATGCGACGAACTCAGCCACCACCTGCTGTCGATCACTTTGATCTGCGCTTCTCTCCCCGCCGGGCCAAGGTTCAAAGCGGAAGATAGCGACGCTCGGTCCCGGTGTGTTTGCCGTACTAACCATCTCGACGTCGATAAAGCGCGGCCCAAGCGACTCTTCCGCGTAACGGCGAATCCGATCGGCCAACCAGATGCGGCGTTCCAGCTCCTTGTCGGGAGGTGTCGGTCGCGCGCGATCGATCAATGAATGGCGAACTACTATGGCCGTCATAGCGCACCATCGCACGGCTCCGGGGCAGAACTCAAAATCCGAACCGAACGGGCATCAATCCTCTCGTCTTAGAGAGATGTGGCCATGGCGCAATCTTCGTGGCTCACAGATCTGAAGACGGTGGTCCGCTTGTCGCTCAACCCACCACCGGCTCGAGGCAGCGCTTGTCGCGCTCTTTGGTAAATGCGAGCAGCCAATCGACCAACGGCTCCCACAGAGCTTTGTCGGCTTTGAAGGCCGCGACTTGTTCGTCCGTCGCGCGGTAGCGGGTCGTCACGATGCAGAGGGTGTCGGCGTGCGCCAAGACCGGCGCACGGTCAGCGCAGGCCGTCAGCACGATCGCCATAAGGAGTGCGGTGCACTTCTTCATCGGTGTTCTCCTTGGAAATGCGGGCAGCGTCCAGCGATTTGATCGTCTCGCTCTGCACCTTGGTGGTGATGTCCGCGGCGCCCGCGGTTTCGCCCTTGTGGTAGACGAGCCACATGCCGCCTGCGGTGCAGGCAACGAGCACCGCAACAGCACTAGCGATAAGGACCGGTTTGGAGAGGCCGAACATCACGCGACCTTTCCGATCGCGGCGAGGGCCTGGTCATAGACACCGGACCAGCTCTCGGGATGCGGTGAACCCGGCCGCCAATTGCGCAGATAGTATTGCCACCCCGCATCTTTGTCCCCGAGGCCTGGCAGGGCCGCCGGGTCCGTCCACAACAGCAGCCGTGCCATGGAACAGGCGAGCATGTCGTGCCAAGCCATCGCCTCGAATACCGTCGCCGGGTCGAACGACACGTCGCAGGCGGCGCAGACCGTTCCGAGTTGGCGCGGCGTGACCCGGAACAGGCCGGCCACCCCACCGCCCTCTTCGAACTGCCAGTATGATCGCGCCGGACCTCCGATCTGCCGTCGCGCACCCCAGCGACTTTCCTGCCCGGCGATCGCCATTACGAGCACGCGGGCACTATCGCTCGCGGGAATACCGAGGCTCGGAGAGGCCGCCATCCATTTGAGAGTCGGCTCGACGATGCGAGCGAAGAATATGCTGGGAATCATTGCCGCGTTTTCCTGTGTTGTTGCCACCGATGCAGGCGCCAGCGTGCGAACAAGTAGCCGCCGGCGAGTACCCAGATGAAGAAATCGAGGCCGGTCATGCTCCACCTCCGCCGTTGCGTTCGTCGCTGCGGCCGAGCCAAGCGTCGCGCCAGCGCCGAAACGTGCCGACCGGATCAGTCGCCCATTGGCGAGCTGCCGCGACCGCCACGCCCATCACGTCGCTCAGCAGCATGGCGATGATGATGGTCACGCCCGACGTGGCCTTGGTGCCGAGTTGCCAGTACTCACCGACCGCCGCGCCGAGAAAAAGCGACAGGAAAGCCGAGCAAAACCAAGTTGTGATGCGCTCCCGGCGCGTCTGCTGGATTGACCATTTCAGCCCGAACCAGGCGCCGATCGCAGGCGGCACGAACGGCCAAACGGCATCCCAGGTGTCCCGGAGATCCTGACGATCGAGCATCACCCTTCTCCGCTCCTAGAACGCTGACAGTGCGATTCGTCGCCATGTGTTTGCGGCGGTGCAGACGTAGAGATAGCCTGCGTCGAAGGTGATCATGCCGGCGTTGCCGAAGGACGAACTGCTGCCCGGCGGTGCGCTGAGCCCCATCGCCAGCATGCCGGAGTCCCAGCCCAGCACGGCGCCGCTGGCGTATTTGACGTTCTTGTATTCATCGACGATCGGATCGCCGTTGAGATTGAGCGGCCGGCTCAGGGCGTCGAAGAAGGGCTTACCGTTAGGGTAGCGGACCTGGTCGTAGACGATCGTCAGGAGCTTCCAGCCCGTGGCCGTGAACTCGAAGAGCGCCCTAAACGGGGCTCCATTCATGGTGGTCAGGATGGAATACGGGACGGGGTCGGTCTCGCCGGTGTCGGGATTCCGGCCGCCGCCCATCGGCTTGACGTCGTAGGTGGTTACGTCCCCGGTCGGCGTCACAACGACATTCCAGCCGTTGGCGCCTGCGCCGTGACCGGGCGGTGCCTTGATCAGCACACAGTTGCGACTCGAGGCGACGGTGAAGCCGTGCGCCTCGTAGTTGTCCATCGCCGCTTCGGCCACAAGGTAGGCCGTCCGGTTGCTGTCGGGCCCCCAGGTGACAGGCTCCGCGAGCAGCTCGACGACACCATCGTCCGTGGCGACGGTAATGCTCGCGATGGTGCCCGCGTAGGTCGGCGTATCGCCGAGAATAAGAAAGGTCGAAAGAGCCGTGATTTCGCCAGCACTGCCCGCGTCGTTGCCGCCGATCATGCGGGGAACGAATCCATAGGCGAGCAGCAGGTTGCCGGTGGTGACTTGGTCGACGGTCGCGTTGTTGTACTGCTTGCGGGATCCGCTAGGCGCGCGCAGGAACACCAGCTTCTGGCTGGCCGTTGCGATGAAACCGCTCGGGCCCCCGTTGATCGACTGGGCGATGAGAACCGCCGTGTTCTGGTCGGTGTCGGTCCACGGGACGTCGTTGCCCAGCAGCTCCACACTCTCGGCGACCAGGATGCTGGTCAACACCCCACCTGCCCCGCCGGTCACAGAGAAGGCAGTGTAGGCATCCGTCTGTGGCGCAGGACTGAAGTTCGGCGCCAGGCCCTGGACATGGAGTGAGTAAGGCCCGGTGGCCGAAGCCTCCCGGATGATTTCGATCCGGTCGCCGATGGCGGCGCGAGCGTCGTACAGGGTCCATTCGCGGTTCGCGGCCAGCGGATAGACGAGCCTGTGGCTCACGGATTGGCCCTCGGTGTAGATGCCGACGTTGGCATCACCGTGCGCCTCGGGCAGCGGCTGGGGCGGAAACCGGCGCACGCCCCATGCCCCTCCGCCCTCGCCACCCGTATGCAGCCATTCGACCCGTCCGACCTGGCTCATGCCGCTGTCGATCCACTTTCGATCGCTGATCGTCGTCACGTAGGGAGCAGCGAGGTCCCGCGCGGTCATGACCCGGACCTGATCCACCCAGTGCTGTCCCGAACTGCGGAAGCCAAGGGCATGGACGTCATTTCCGTCCTGCTCGACCTCCACCAGTTCGACGCTACACCGCTTGCAGAATTCGTCGAAAGTAACCGCGCCGTTGGCGACCGGGTCGCTAAGGCGGTTCGGGTAGCGCACCCGGACCGTGCCGACACGGATGTCCGCACAGGTCAGGAACACGATGGCGTCGCGCAGCGCCTCGGTGGATTCCAAGTTCTCGAACCAGCAGCGCTTCAAGCCCTGGATGGTCATCGACGTGCCCTTGAAATTCCGGAAGGTGACCCGGTTCTCGACGAACATCGGCTCGTCGTCGGCATCGAGCAGGTCGGGATCGATCGCATAGGGTACAAAGCCTTGGATCGAGATGGGGCTGTCGATCTCGAACCCATCGAACGTGCAATCGACCATGCCGATGAAGGTCTGCGAGACGTTGGCGTAGTTCGTGAATTTCAGGTTCCTGAAGGTGAATCCGGCCCAGATCGGCAAGGGCGTCCCGTGATTGAGCGGTATCCCGGGCCCATAGATGTCGAGAGCAGCGCCGCCGTTGCTGCCAACCACGTTCGAGACCAGCACCTCGTTGCGCCACCATTTGTCGGGGGTCTTCGCATTGCACTCCAAGGGTAGGACGGCAATGTCCTGGGTGCATTCGTTGCAAGTCACGTCCGTGATGGTCACCCGCCTGTTGGCGAGAAAATTGATGTTCAGGTTTGGGTAGCCGAGCGTGTAGTGGGTTCCGAACTCGATACGCAGGCCGCGGAAGCGATCGATGCAGACCACGCCCTTGATTGTGGTATCCCGAACCCCGAGCAGCACGACGGAGCCGGCCGGCACAGGATTGGGCTGTTGCGCCTCGATCACGATGTTGGAGAAGGTCGAACCCTCGCCATGGAAGTCGTGCTCGATGTCGGCCTCGTCGGGATCGCTCTCCTCGCTCCCCATCGAGAGGCCGTCGTCGCCGACCCGGTAACCGTAATAGCCGTCGATGTTCACGCGGCGGTGGCTTCGGCAGTAGATGCCGTCGGCCCAAGTCTCACGGACGGTGATGTTGCGCCCCGCGACTCGATCCACACCGACCAGTGCCACGCCGACCGAAGGGCTGTTGGAGGACGTCACGTTCTCGAGCGTGACGTTTGCGATAACTCCCTCGGCGATCAGGTCAGGACGCTCGCCACCGATCTCACCGCGATACCAGCCACCGTTACTCTCATCACCAGTGCCGAGGTTGGCGCCCAGGAAGTAGATCGGCGCAAAGACCTGTCGCGACACCGCCAGCGCGGCAAATGTCGCGTGCACACCGATCAACGAGATGTTCTCGCACGGCCCCTCGACGTAGATCCCGTGTGACACCGCCAGGCCGGCGACCATGTTGTCCATGACCAGCACCGCACGCTCGCCGAACCGAATCGTGACGTTGCTCTGCTGCTGCAGGTGCAGGCCATGCACGCCGGCCGTCCGAACGTAGAAGGTACGGTCGGCCCGGAAGTAGAGTTCGCCGCCACCGGCCGCGATCAGGGCATTCTTGGCGCGGAGGATCGCTGGATAGTCGTCATCGCCGTCTTCGTCGTTGCGATGCAGGACAACATCGAAGACGAGAAACGTGGGAAGGACGTCGCCATGGTACTGGCCGAAGGCCAGCCATCGGCCGGGAGGAACATTGACGGTGGGGGCGATGACAGAGACATCGTCGGCCGGCGCCACGTTTCCCGCAGACCAGAAATAGACACCGCCATGCCCGTCTCCGGGGGCATCGCGGCCGGCGAGCGCCACCGACACCGGGCGGGTCGTCAGCGCCTTCAAGTGCGCGAGCGTGTTTGCGATAACGCCCGGCAAGAGGACCGGCAGGAAATCAGGCCCAATGCCGCTGTCTTCGTCGATCGGCACGGTTCCGCCGGCCGCCGTCAAATGGACATAGCGCGGCTGGCAGTTGGTCATGGCCTGTCTCCAGCCCGGCTAGAGCTTGATGATCACGAGTTCGATGATGAAAGGCGGCATGTTGTCGTGTGGCTCACCACCGCCGGTGTCGCCGGTATTCACGTTCGTCATGCCGGTGACCGAGCCACCGACGCTGTCCGAATGCGCCAGAGAATCTGCTGCGCCCCCGGTGTGATGATGAGGAGGGAGTTTTGCCACTGTCAGCGTGTTGGTTTGGGCGCCACCGGACGTGCCAAGCACCGTGCCGTCTACACCGGTTCCTGCGACCGTGATTCGGCCGGCATCGGTGCCACCCATATCACCCTTACCGAAGCCTGCGCGGCCGTTGTAATCGGGCGTGGCGATCGCTCGGTGCGCCGCCCAGTCCGCTGCGGAGGAGCCGCCGCGCGCAACCGGCGCGCCGCCCGAGGTGTAGAGCTGCAGGTCCGGCCGATCATTCCAGTGGAGCGTGAAGAGCGCGAGAGTGTCGGGATTGGCGCGCTCAGTCGCATTGGACAAGGCGTCGCCGACCGTCCGGCCGCTGGCCCGAACCCATCCCGCCGGCGGACTCGCTCCGGTGGTGGCGCCGCGAAATCCGGTGGGCATGACGCCGGCGACGAGTGCCTGGATTGCCGCGAGCAGTTGACCGTTGTTGGCGCGATTCAGCGCGATGCTGGCGCCGCCGATGACGGTCGCAAGCTCCTCCTGCACCGTATTGAGCCAATCGCCCGAGACTACGGTACCGCTGCCGGCGCCAGGATTGTTGTTGAAGTAACCGGGATCCCCATCAGCCGGCCTCTTTGCCGGCAATGCAGCGACATTGTTCTGGGTGTCGATGCGATACATGGCAGCCTCAAACCGGAACGACGAAATAGACTTGGGTGTGCGCTGGCGCAGCGCGGCGAAGCACGCATTCGAGGGTCGCGGCGTCGGGAAAGGTGTAGAGCGGGTCTCCGGATGCCCCCTGCCCGGCGCGGAAGAACGACACCACCTGGTCGAGGATCGTCACGACCCAGACGAAGTCCGATTCGCCGACCGTGTCGCCCGCGACACTCACCCCGGCCACGAAGTCGCGCTGCTCGCGGACGGTGACGTTCCAGCCGGCCTGCGCGGCCCACAGCACCATGTTGTCAGGCGTTGGCGGATGATCGGCGAAGAAGACGTCGGCCAGCGCCGCCCAGCGATCGGCGAGCGTGCCGGGCAGTGGCTTGCAAGGATCGGGCAGGCCCGCCGCCCTCTCCCACTCCGGCAGCAGCTCGGTCGCCGTCGTCGGGAATCCCTCGATCTCGAGCAGGTTCACCGCCCGCTCATGGCGCGCTTTCCGTTCGGTCGCGAGCACCCCGACCAGCTTGCCGAGATTCGATCCTGGCTCTCGCGACCAGGCACGGCCCGGCGGCAAGAGATCCAGGGTCGCCGACATCCACTCGTCGAAGCTCGGGCGCGGCGCCTTAGGCATAGGTGATCGCTCCGATCGTGAACAGGCGGCCTGGCACGCCGGCAACGTTGCCGGCCGGAACCGTCAGGTCGTGGCTGTCCTCACCGGCTGCGCGCGAAATCGCTTCCTCGATCCATGACCGTGAGCAGCCGCCGCCGGGAGCCGCGCGGCGCAGCTGCATGGCCGCAAGCTCAGCGGCGATTGCCGTGCGCACCGCCGGCGTATCGGTCACCAAGTTGTCGATCGTGATCGCGATCGGCGCGGCGATCAGGGCGGTGACATAAAGGTGCGCGCAGATCGGCCGCAGCGACAGGACCTGATCTAACACGAGGCGCTGGTCGCCGGTGCCGCCCATCCCACTGCTCGGTCCTGTGCCCGGGCGGTACCAGGCATCGGTGCCGACCGGCAGTCCATCGGTGCGCGTGTCGTCGAACAGTGGATAAAGCGTCACGGCGCCCGGCGTCGGCACCGCTGGGGCGGTGAAGACACGCGTGACGCCGACCACCTTGAGCGCCGCGTTTTCCCAGTCGTTTCGGTTGCCGCCGAAGCTTGGCTGCGCCATGGCGCGTAGGGTGCGCGCGCGCAATGACGAGTCGGCCTCGGCATCGGCACCGCCAGTGAAGGCGGCCGTCACCACCGCGGAGTCCCCGAAGCCTGCCGGCGTGCCCACGAAGGTGAGCGGCACGCCAGGCACGAGATTGCCGTCGCGTCCGCCGGCGACGGCGCGGGCCGCCGCCACCACCGTCCCGTCGCCGCCGATCGTGGCGTCGACGCTGAGCATCACCGCCAGCCCGCCGGCCGTCTGCAGCTGCGTGCCGATCAGCGCTACATAGGTGGGCGTCCCTGACAGGGTGACCGTGCCGGCTGCTGTGGTCGCCGCGCGGCGTGACAGGCCCTTGGCCGACGCCCAGCGCTCCAAGTACTCGCTGGCGGCCGAAAACGGGAAGAGCTGCAGCGCCAGCCAGTCGAGAAAAGCTAGGTCGTCGTCGGTGCTGGCGGCGATCATGGTCACCAGCGGCCGGGCAGCGGACTGGCGCAGGTTGGTATCTGCCCCTGGAAAGGCGGCGCGGTAGAGAGCGCCGGCGCGGGCAATCAGCTGAGCATAGGTCGGACGCTCGTACGGCAAACCTCGTCCTCCCGAAACTTAACAATGTCAGGCCAGGCCCGACCACAGCAGGTCGGCGCGCCAATTATCCCGAACGCCGCTCGGCCGAATCAGCTCGACCGAGATCCCGACCTTGTCGGCCGGCATGAACTCCACCGTGACGGTGAGCGTGCGCGCAACGCCGTCGTCGACCAGCCACTCGAGCGCGCGGGTCGCCGCGGCCTGTAGGTTAAGGCGCACTGACTCGGACTTCTTTTCCCGCGCGTACAGCCACAACAGGGAGCCCAACGACTCCTCCGCTGCGCGCCCCCAATCCGCCCACCACCCGCGGCGATCGCGCCCGAGGTCGGGGGTCAGTTCAGCCGCAAAGTCGTCCGCACTGGCCAGGGCGTCAGTGAACAGCGAGGCCCACACAGCCCCTTCGAGGAAGCCGCCGTTGCCGATGCCGGGATCAAGATCGCCGCCCGGCGCCAGGGCCAGGTCGAAAGTGCCGCGTGCACGGTCGAAGACGAGGCGCATGGGTGCCTTTCCCCGCAAAGCACCGGCGGCAGCAGCGCCGTCACAGGCGCGAGAGTCGCACAGGGCAGAAGAGCAGTAGTCAGACCGGCAATGCGGGATCCATCATCGGCCACGTGCCGCTGTGGGTCCCCGTGTCGGCATCGATGACTGAGTAGTGGTCGCCGCAGCGGATCTCGACCCGCTTCGCCTTGATCTTGACCGTGCCTGCTTTCGGGTCGTCCGTGAGCTTGATCCAGTGCCACGGCGCATTGAGCGCATGGGCGCCGTAAACCATCGTCTCGCCGGCGGCGAGATCCGTAGGCCGCGCGCGGCGATCGTCATGCGCCAGCGCCATGCCGGCGTCGCGCTCGCCGTTGGCAAATACAGCGAACACCTCGGCGCCGGGCGTCGGCTGCGAGGCGATCCCATAGCCCTGCGGCAAGCCGACCCGGCGCAGCTCACCCCGCGAGAATTCGGCCTGCGCCTGGGCCAGACCATTGCGAACGTCGGCATGGCGGACGACGCCGCGAGCGAATAACGAGGCCAGGCGCCGATTGAGGTCTTCGCTCATTCAATACTTGCCTTCTGGATGTTACCGACGTCGCTCCAACGACTGCTCCCTCCGTCGCCGCCGCCTGCCGCCGATTCGGGTGGCTCGGGCGTGAAAGCCTCGGGCGGCGCCAGAGTTAGCTCGACCACCTCGCCCTGGCTGCCTTTGCTGTAGGTCACATGCGCGAGAGCCAAGTCGGCGGCCAGGTTCATTGCCGGGATTTCGACCGCGACCAGCAGATTGGGTTTCCACAGCTCGCCGTTCGATTGCCGCCAGCCCGCTCGGATTGCCGTGACGCCGAGCGACTTTCCTATGTTGCGGCGTGCCTCCCATTCGGCTCGGGCGAGCGCACCCTCTTTTTTCGCCGCACCCTCGTTTTGGATCGTCTTGGGGCGATAGCGCGGAACGCCCTTGTCAGCCACCGAGCCTTCGACATGGGCCAGCGTCCCGGCAACGGTCGCAACGTTGCTGCCGGCATCGGCCCACCGCTCGCCGGCTTGCGCCTTTACCTTGTAGATCGAGAAGCGGCCCGACATATCGCGCTTGGTCGAGACCTTCTTCAGCCCATCGGCGGGATGTACGAGCTTGTCGTGGGCGCGAATTGTAGCGAGGCGCGCCAGCACGAGCCTGCCCTCTTCGTCATCCATCACCAGCAGCTGACGCTGCCGGGCGAGACGCTCGATCAGCTTCCAGGCCGACTCTCCGTGATGTGCCGCGGCAACCGCATAGGCCGCTCCAGTGTCCTGGGCGACGACGTCGACCTTGAACGGCGCCGCGACCTTGCGCGCGACCTGGGCAATGTCGAGACCGGCCAGCTCCACAGTCTCATAGTCAGGCGTGCAGTCGATCAAGTCGGCCGTCTTGCTGCGGCCGCTGATGGTGATGCCGGTCGCGTTTGAATCACGTTCCTGCTCGACGGCATCTACGTAGCCGGTCAGTACCTTATCCTTGCCGATCAGGATTTCGCATGGCGCACCTTCCGGAATCAGGAACACGGCATCTGACCCGGGCCAGCGGTTCGTCGCACCGATCCGGAAGTCGCCAGCGGCGCGTTCGATACCGCGGCCGACATGGATGTCGAGCCAGCCGGCGAACTCCTTCCCGCCCACGATCAGCTTCAGAACGTGGTTCGGGTCGGGGAACGTCGGCATGTCAGAAGCTCAACCTCTCCCCCTGCGCGGGCAGGAAGCTCGGATGAATGGCGCCGGTGCGAGCGACGAGTTCGGCGGCACGGGCGGGCAGGTTGCCGTCATCCGGGTACCAGAGCTGCGCCAAGCGCTTCGCCGCCTGCGGCCGATTGATCACATAAGCCACGAGGCGCGCCTTGTCGGCGCCCGCGGCGGAAATGGCGTTGATCGCCGTGCTCTGCAGATCCTGCAGCACCGCCCGCGCGTCACCCTCAGTTCCGGTCGTCGCATCGATTTCCGCATCGAAAGCCTCGGCCAGGCGCGTGCGCAGTGCGACGGCATCATCGTAGCTGGCGAACTCGACCCGGGCCGACAAGCGCGCGATTTCGGCCAACGCGGTGCGCCTGACGGCCGTCGCGACCGCGGCTTCATTTCCCGTCGCGGCTTGCTTGAGTGGCGTGTCGGCCGACCCCGGAGGCGCGATAGCCGGCATGCCTTGGTAGACGCTCCACAGCGCGTCGATCGTGCGGGTGCGCGACGCGGAGGTCGGCTGGTCGCCGACCAGGGTATCGGCCCAGCCGCCGACCAGACCGATCGTCGCCTGGGCAAAGCCCGCGAGGGCGAAGACGCCACCGAGCTTCTCGCTGAAACCGCCGGTCAGGAGCAGCGCCTGCGCAATCGCGGTCGCCGGCGCGCGGCCGGCGGCGACCTGGGCGGCGATGTTGAGCACGCCGATCACATCGCCTGCGGCGGACTGCACCGCCTGGATCGCCTCTTGCGCCTGCCCCACGACCTTCAGTGCGCCGTCGAGCGCGTCCCCGAACGCCGTTTTGGCCTTGTCGGCGAGGTCGATCAGCGCCGACGGCCAGGAGATCGACGACGTCGGAAAGAAGTTCTGCCCCGACTCGACGAAGGAAACGGCGTATTCGACCCAGTCGGTCCGGCTCTTGTCGAGCCGTTCGTCGAAAGTGTCGACCAGAACCGTCTGTCGGCCGCGGGTCGGATGCTGCAGCACACCAGGCCCGGCCTTCTCGAGCGCGGCGACGAAGGCCTTGGCCTGCAATCGGGCGAGCGGCCCCACGAAATAGCAGGCAAGCTGGAACCTGCGAGCGCGCCGGCCAAGATCCTCGGCATAGGGCAGGTCGCGATCGGGATACTCATGCAGGGCGTGACGCCGCCCGCCCGGCGCACTTGCCTGGGCGATATTAAAGGCAATGCCTCGGAAGCTGCCCCCGAGTGCGCGCGTCGGATTGATGCGTAAAGCCATCAGTACGAGTGTCCCAGGCCTGGCGGCAGCATCGAATAGCCGACGTTCGGGTTGAGCTTTACCGCACCAGTGTTCGCCACCGCGGCAGTGGTGCCCGGAGGTGCACCGGTGATGTTGATGTCGAGCTGCCCGGTCACCCGCTGCGCCGGTGGCGATGCAGCGGCAGGCGACCCTGGTTGAAAAGCGTACCCGCCGGCGCCGGCAAGCGCTGCCGCGCCAACCGAATCGGTGAAGGCCGGCGTCGCCGGGGCGTTCAATGTCTTCACGCCCCCGCCGACAAAGTCGATCGCCTTACCGATCGGGGCCCAGATCTTCTCGAACACCGCGACCCATTCCTGCAGCCGCTTGAGGGTCGCCGCCACCATGTCGTCAATCACGCGCTCGAGCGACTTTCCCCACTTGTCGAGATCGAGACCAAAGAGCGCCTTCGTCAGGTCGTTGATGGCCGCAAACACCAGGTTCACGCCGACATTGACCGTTTGAAAGACAGCACCAATCGTGCCCCACTTCTCGAAGGCCTCGCTGACGGCGGCCTTTGCCTCGTCCCAGTGCTTGACCAGCTCGATTGCGGTACCGACCAAGAGGGCGCCGGCGGCGAGGTAAGGGTTGCTGAGCATAGCCGCAGTCATCCGGCCGATTGCCAAGGTCACGGTGCTGATCGCGGCGAATACCGGCCCGGCCAGGGTGAGGCCGAGCACGCTGATGCCGGCCGTGAAAACATCGGTCTTCGATATCCCCGCCAGCATCTGGCTGATGAAGGGAATGGACATCACTGCCGTGAAGGCCATGCCGACATACCTAACGGCGGTTTCGATCTTGGCAATGCGGCGGTCCATGGCCTGGCCCAAGAACTCGCGGTTGGCCACGATCCAGTCGGTGATCCGGTTCACAACCTTGCTGATGATCGGCGCCATGCCCGCCGACAGGCGAGTCGACAGGCCCGAGCCCGCCTTATCCAGATACTTGTAGCTCTCGGCCAGCTCGCCTAGCCCATTTCGATGCTCTGCACTCAGACCGGAGAACTTCTTCATCTCGGCGCGAAGATCGGTGATGCCCGCCCGACCCTTGACCAGGAAGGGCAGCAGCTCGGCGCCGGACTTGCCGAACAGGGCGATCGCCATGGCGTCGCGCGTTGCGGCATTCTCCGTGCGCTTGAACGCTTCGGCAATATCCTCGAGCGACTCGTCGACCCCTTTGACCTTGCCCTTGGCATTGAGCATCGAAATGCCCATGCGCTGGTACAACAGCGCGACGTCCTTGTTCTTCCCGGTCGCGGCGTCGTACGTTGTCTTGTTGAGCTTCAGCAAGCCCTTCTCGAGCTGCTCGGACTCGACGTTGACCAGCTTCGCCGCGAACCGCCAGACAGCTAAGTCGCCGGAACTCACACCCAGCTTCTTCGCGGCCAACGCCGCCCCTTCATAACCCTCCGCCGCCTTCTTCGTCATGGACACCAAGCCGCTCAGCGACGCCGCCGTCCCGATGGCACCGAGAGCGGGCACCCACGACGTGATCGATCCCAACCCGGACCGAAACTTGCTCGCCACGCCATCGACCGCCGATCCCACCTTGCCAAGCGCAGTCGTCTTAGGCTCGGCGACAGCCTCATTCACGGCTTTGATGGGATGCAGCAGCCGCGAGAACGCCGAGCCGACGCCGCGCACGACTTCCGTCGCCTTGTCGATCGCGCTGATCGTCGTCTTTACCGAGTAGTCCGGCATCTTCCGTCAACCTTCTTGCCCTGTATTTCCCGGCTGAACCACTGAACTGGCCTGCGTCGAAGATGGTGCAGCCAGCGGGCGCCGCGCGACCGTCGTTTGCTGGAACTCAGACGGAATGCTAGCCTTAGCGCGGTTCCACGCGTTTATATCCGGGGAATGTCGGTCGAAATGTCTTTGAGGCTCCAGTTCACGGGCTGGTTCGGCGAACTCAAGACCGTCTTTGAGAAAAGGCTCTTTCTGCGGTCGTCCGATTACGTTGATATAAACGACGTAACGATAAGGACCCGCCGAGGCACCGCGCAAATCGATCATGTGATCATCTCTCGCTACGGCGTGTTCGTAGTGGAGACCAAGAATATGAGCGGATGGATATTCGGGCGTAAGGACGATCCCATTTGGACGAAGACAAACAGAGGGAACAAGCTCAAGTTTCAGAACCCCTTACATCAAAACGAAAGCCACATCAGGGCCCTTTCAACCTTGCTCAAACTCCCGTCCGAGAGGATGCATTCCGTCGTCGTATTTCGGGGCAATTGCAGCCTGAGGACCGAAATGCCTCCAAACGTCTTAACGGGCGGCTACATTTCTTACATCAAGAGCAAGAGGCAGGTGCTCTTCACCGAGGCTGAAGTGAAGCTGATTGTGGCCGCCATCAAAGCAGAGATGCTGCCGAGGACGCGCGCTACACACCTGAAACACATTGATCATTTGAAGCAACGCTTCGAGAGCACCACGACCTGTGCCAGGTGCGGCAACCCGCTGGTACTTAGGACTGCCAGGTCCGGCAGCAATGCGGGAAACCAGTTCTTGGGTTGCAGCCGGTATCCGTCGTGCCGGTATGTCCGGAAGGCCCAATAGCCGCTTATACAATCATTCCGCCGGACGAAGCTGCGCCTCTAGACTTGCGCCTTGGCGCGCTCGCGGGCGATACGATCGGCGTGCGCAAACCAGACCGTCAGCTCGCCGATCGGTGTGTTGAGGACGATCGCGGGGTCTATTCCGCCCCAAAAGAAGGCCAGATCGTAGATCCGGGCGATCAATCGTCCGTCTTCGGCGGCGCCAATACGAGAAAAGGGCCGATGGCTTCCTCGCAGCGCTGGAAGTCGAGCGCGGCCAACCGGTCGATATCCGGTTCGACGAGCTGGTCGGCACTCAGCATCACCAGCATCTCGACGGTGGCTGCCAAGGCGTCCTTCTTCTTCTGCACGTCGTTGATCATGCGGAGCTGCTTGAAGCTGGGCGTGCGAAAGGTAAGCGTGGTCAGCGTTTCCTCGCCCGCCGTCTTCTTCAACGGACGTTTCAGCCGGACCTCGACCGTCTCGGGAATGTCGACGTCGGGATTGCGTTGGTCGAACGCCTCCATCCTAGACCTCCTCACCATCGGTGCCTTCGAAGCGCACCTTGAGACTGCCCTTCATTGCGTCGGGCACGATATCGCCGGCGACATAGGCACCGCGCAGCACGAGCTGGACGCCGTTCGCCAGCGCGCAATTGACGATGGCGTTGTCGATCGCCTCCCAGTCGCGGGTCTTCATGTCGGTGCCGTCCTGGGTCACCTCCATCTCGATGTACGGAACTTGCGCTTCCTGCGTATAGCCGTGCACGGCGCCATCGCCGCCGGCGACGCCAGTCTTCTTGAAGACTTGGAAGTTGTAGGTCATCTCGCTGCGGAAGCGCAGGAGCCTGTCGCCGACGCGCACCTGCGCGGTGCCGCCGATCGGGCCGATCTTCATGGAAGGCTCCTCAGCCGGTGGTGGAGATGCGGAACTGAGCCAGCACCGCCGTCATGCGCAGCTGCCCGATCAACGGCGGCGGGAAGAGGATGTCGAGGCGATCGGGGTTCTGCGCATTGCGCTCGACCGACAGTACGTCGAGCATGCCGGTGACGTTGGACAGCAACCCGTCGAATTCCATCGCGCGCATCTCGGCGACGACGAAGGCCTTGGCGATCGTGGGTGTGACGATCGCGGCATTGGGCGCGAAACGCGTGCCGTCGTTAGCCAGCTTGAAGCGCGGGAAGTTCGCCGTCCAAGCAGCCTGCAAACGGCGCAGCACGCGCATGAGCGTGTATGTCTTCTCGATCGACAGCCACGCCTCGTCCGGCTGCCCAAAGGCGTTGGTCTGCAAGGTGGCGATCATCCGCTCGATCATCACCGATCCGTCGGCGGCGACAACAAAGGTGGAGATGCCGGAATAGAGCAGCGTGTTGCGCTCACTCTGGGTGTAGCGACCGGCGCCGGCCGGCGGCGCGAGCAGGCCCGGCACGACGATACCCTGTACCGGCCGCGCCGGGTCGTCGCGGAGAACGATGGCCGCAGCCGCGACCTGGCCGGCCACCCAGCGCCACACCGGCGTGGGCGAGAGGTAGTAGCCCAGAACGGTGGTGTGGGGATCGTTCTGGGTCAGGCCGAAGGTGACGAGCGTCGAGACGCTGCCACGCTTGGCGGTGAAGGCGTGGCCCCAGACCATGCGATTGTACGCCCAGCGTCCGTTGCCGGTCTGCGCCATCGCTGCCTTCATCGCGGCCAGGTTGGTGGCATCCGTGTAGGGCATGACGACGAAGTCGAAGGTCTGGTCACCCAGAGCCGCGAGCGCAGCGGCGATGTTCGGATCGGTCGCGCCGTTCGCCATGGGCGTGATGGCGCCGACATAGGAAGCCGGTAGCGCCTCGCCACCGGCGTTGCCCAGCCAGGCGTAGCGGACGTCGATATCGTTGCCCAACGTGCCGCCCTGGCGGGCCGTGAGGGTGACTGTGCCGGCGACGTTGGCGGCGCTGACCGGAAGATCCGCATTCGTGTTGATCGCCCCGGCAATCGCGTCGCCGGCTGTCGTGTTCGTCTCCGTGCCCGCAACGGGCACCGGCACGGACACCCCCGCGATGTAGAGCGGAATCACACCGGCGGCCGTCGGGGCGGCAGAGACGACGATCGTGCCGGTTGCCTTCACCGCACCCCCAGCGTCGGTTAACGGCAACGCCCAGATCAGCCCGAACTGGTCGACCTGCCGCACCGCATCGACCATGTCGGCGAGCTGCGAGCCGACGCCGAACTGCGCCTTGGCGTCGGCGACGCCGGTGACCGGCACCGGCAGCGCCGCGACGGCAGAGCCAGCTGCCAGCTTCTGGCCGATCAGCAGGATGCGGCCGGGATCGTCGGTGCGTGACGCCTTGCTCGCATCCACCTCGGCGAACAGGCCGGGCAGCCGAAAAGGCTGCGGAATCTGGCTGAAGGGGATCGTCATGGTCAGCGTTCCTTGATCCGGACGTCATCGGCGTTGCCGCCGGGGCCTTCGTTGGACAGCGTGCCGCCGCCATCCTCGGCGCGGCGCTGCCAATACTCGTCATGAATCGCGACCCACATTCCGTTCGGCGGACAGACCCGGCCGGTCTGGGGATCCGGGATCGTCATTCCCTCGGCCGGCGTGAACCACTTCTTTTCCATGATCGTCACCTTGACTGGTCGATGATCTGCTCGAACGTCGCCGTCAGTTCCTCCGAAAGGTCCGCCGGAGCGCGCGGCTCGAAGGTCTGCTGAAATCCGACCTCGATCTCGACCTGGAAAAAGACGACATCGAGCTCAGCGCCGTCGCGCGCCGCGATATCCTCATCCAGCAATGTCTCAATCCGCTCGACCCAGCCGAACAGCCCGAGGAACCCCGGATCCTCGAGCAAGGTGGTCTGCACAGCCGCGGCCAAGTCGATCGCCGCAGTATCCAAGGCGGGGGCGCCGGAGCGTGCGGCTCCGATGACGCCACCGATCTGGAACGCACCCCGCACGACGAAATCGGGTACTTGGCGCGAAACGCCCTCTCCTGATTCGCGGGTCACCCGCGCCTTCAGCACCGGCCACTTCTCGGACATCACGTTGCCGAAGCGGTGCTCAGGCACGTTGACCCCGAACAGCGGATGGCCGTTCGTCGCCGCCGCGGTGCGCAGGAGGCCCAGCGCAGCTGCCCGGATGACTTCCATCTGCAGCCGCGGCGCGGGCATGGTCAGTGCTTTCGAATCAGGAGAACCGCGCCCGTGCGGTCGCCGTTCTCCTCGTAATGATCGATGGCATACGTACCAGCCGCCTCACCGGTGGTGACCACCAGGCGGTCACCACTCCTGGGCAGAACCCCAACTGGGAAGTCACCATAGTGAACGGTGAAGCTTGGCTTGCGCGTGCCGGCGGTCAGGCCGTCGCCACTGAGCGCCAAATAGGCGCCGTCATACTCGGCAGGGATGGTGAAAGGTTCACCCACTGGCACATCTCCATCCATCTTCTGGAACAAGACGTCGCCGTAGTCGAAGGCGCGAACCGTTGCGCGATCGAGCGCGGCGGCCAGGTCGCGCCACGCCATCGTTACCTGCCGGCCAGGCGGTCAGCGACGGCGCGGCGAATGAACCCCGCGGCCTCTTCCGCACTCACGGCGTCCGGGGCACCCAACTGGCGCGCGAGATCGACCGCTTCCTTGGCTTTCAACTTCTCCCAGTCAACCGGAATGGCGACGACGGGAGACGTCGGCGCAGAGGCGGTGACGATAGTGCGAGCGGTGAATGGGGCAGCATGGCCGGCAGCCAGCAGTTTCGTCACCTCGGCGTCGGCCAGGCCGATCTTGGACGTCTCGAAATCCTCGCCGGGCTCGACAACGCCGAAGCTACCGGGGCTGCCGTAGTGGATCTGAACGGTGGCGCGGAGGCGCATGATGGACTCCTCTGAAAGGTGGGACAGTGCGTTAAAGGAAGCGCGCAGGCTCTGGCGCTTGAATACAAGCGCCGCCGCCCGGCAGAACTAAGCTGACCAGGGCGGCCGATACCACGACCCTTCTCAAGGCATCTATTGACCTCGCCCACTGACCATTAAGCGGCGCGGGAGCAACTGGATTTCCGCTGCTGAGAGAGCCTAGCGACACCGACGGCAAGTCGTCGCCAAAGTCGGCGCACACTCCATGACTCTTGTTGACTTAGTACAACTCGGCTTAGAAGATTATGGCACGTTGAATGAGGGGAGCTTCAATGAGACAGTCGTCCTACGACGGATCGGACACCATGACCCGCCACGATCGAGTTTCGGCGCTCATACAGGAGTTGACTGCAGACACCCAAATGGGTCCTGATCTTAGTTGGCTCGAAGCGTTTAAGACTCCCATTGATGACCGCTTGAAAGACGCAGTTTCTAGGCATGCTGCCAGTGATGCCGTTGAGTTTAGTTACAACCCGCTTAGAGTGGAGGAATTGCTCTCAAGACTAAGTGCCAATTTGGATAGATGCATTGCTTGTCGCAGAGAATTGGCCGAGTTAGAGGTAATGGCCGTCAAACTTGCCTTAGAAACCAAGTTGTCGTGCACGATTGCGAGTTTCGACACCAAGATATCTAACGCGCAACTGGGGCTAGATGCTGCAGACGCTGGAGCAATATCCAAGGCAGCGGGCGCCGCAAAGAGCAAGTTTGAAAGTGCCAACAATGAGTTGGCGGCTGGATTTGCAATGAATGCGGCAGGTCAGAAGGAAGCAGCAGATGCTCGAGTCAACGCTAGTACCTCTCGTGCAAAAAATTGGACCGATAGGGAAGCAGCAATCCGCGAACATCACATCGCTGCCATGGCTATGTATGCGACGAAGGCTCGAGGTTTGAACTTTAAGGAACGATACGAACAGATCTATAACGTGTTAGAGGTGGAAGCTCGCGAAGCCTACGTCAAATTGAAGGCGATCAAGCATGGCCTAGATTGGGTCCACAAGATTTCCCTTCAAGAAGTTACCACAGAAACGCTCGGTGACTTTATCGACAACATGGCTGCAGCTGCTCGCAACGCGATCTCTCGCATTGAAGGTTCGACTGACCGAGACATCGAGTTTGACGTAACAATATCTTTTCGCGGGGGGAACCAATTTAGTCGAGACCCTCTGGTGGAAGATCCGAGTACCGATAACGACTGGTGGAAGGATCACTTTCTTTATGGCGAAAAAAAAGATGGAAGCCCTCACAAGAACGGAATTTTCAAACTTAAATTGGATCCGAAGTTCTTCCCATTTAAGAATCGACTTCGAATTAGAGAAGTGGGATTGTCTTATTCTTTGGGTGAATGGCCGAAAGAGTTCGCAGCGGTCTCTGGACTTGTAAAGATCGAAACCAAATACGACGACATTGTCCCCATGGCATTTTTGAACAACGTGGATTTTTATAACCACGATCGCACTGTCTCGATGCAGGCTGGCACAATGATGAATGCGGACCCTTTTCACGGTGATGGAAAATGGACGGTTCAAATAGGAGAACACTATCTGAGCAACTATCCCGGAGCAAAAGCAATCCGACCTGGCGGAGGACAACCTGATCCAGCTCCACATATTTTGGATTTTAAGTTGCATATTCGACTAATTGGGCGGATCTAATATGCGGCGACCGGATGATAGCCGATTGCGAAGTCCATTCTATAATCCAACTCTTGGGGCTACCTATCTTTCCGCGAAGGAACGGCTTTCGCTCCCCTCATCAGAGCCACGTCCTCTAGCATCACGCATTGGCCGCGATGGGCGATATGAATTATTGGATCCGGTAGCGACGGCGGAGTGGGTCACATCCTCCTCGCTCCCAAACGCTTCATGGAGGACGACTGGGCCTGTCTTTTTCCAAGAGGCTTACAACGTTGTATTCAATGAGATCCTGACGCAGACGTTGCAGTTGAAGTGGGAACGCCTTCGTGAGGTCGCGTCAGCGTTTGAACTAGCGACAAAAGAACCTCGACGAATGTTAAGCGAGAAGTTGGAAAAGCTCTACAAAGAACTCGATGAAATAAGAGCTCGGTGGAAGAGCGAGGCGCCTCCGAAAAAAAAGGGGCCCTCGGAACCTCAGGAACAGCAAATCGACCGGCCAAGAGATGGTGAAAGGTTGGGTAAGCGCGATGCCTTAACGAATGGCAGCACGCTGGCAGGTATCGATCGCCCAGATGGAGGCAAGTCGCACGTCTAGACATCTTTCTAGAGTGAGAACTTCGGGTTTCTGGCGTAAGCGTACCGGCCTGCCATAGGGAACGGAGCGACTGGGTAGGCGTTCGAATGATGATTGGTGATCCGATAGGCCGCCAAGTTGGCGCGTCGCGTGGAGATGGGCAAAGAGGTGTGATGAGGCGCCGACAGAGTTCGTCTTGTAAATTGCGACGACGCTCCTGCGCGATTAGTTGACGGTCGCGCAGAAGCTTGCGTTCGGGCGATAGGGCACTACAAGCGGAGCCGACTGCAGCAGCAGCCAGCGGACCGCGGGGTCCTCCTCGAGCCACGACTTGGTGAAATACCGCGTCGCCTGATAGGCCGCCTTCTCGTCCAGGATCATGCCGTAGCAGCGCGTCCCCTCGAGGGTACCGGTCGCGCGGCCGGGCGAGGCCATGATCACGGTATAGTCGGGCAGCAGCTGCTGGGTCGATCCGGCCTCGTCGACATAGACGTCCTGATAGACGTAGATGTCGAAGTCACCGATGTATCCGACGTAGCGCGCGCGCTCGGCACCGTCACCACGCACCATCGGCGTAATGTTCAGCGTGCTGGGTACACCGGTCCGGATCAGCGTGCTGAGCAGGGCCTTTACGTCCACATCGGCGCGAAAAATCCCCCATGCCTTGGGATCCATGACGACGGTGGTCGCCTTGGCGCCGGACTTGGTCTGAATCAGGCCCGCCCAGGTTTCGAGCAGGGCCAGCGGCGACACGCCTGCCTGGCCCCAGCGTGCGCCGCCGGTCAAAGCAACGGTGAGCGCCGCGTCACGCAGGAAGTCGACAACGACGGTCGGATAGTTCTCGCCACTCACGGTCACCTTGCCCGTGCGCAAAGCCTCCGATGCCATGACCTCCTCACGTCGGTCGAGCATGTCGAGCTGGTCGCTGAGAGAAGCGGCGAGCTGCGCGCGGCGGCGCTGCATCGGTGACAGAGATCCGCCGATCTGCTCGCCGATTGCGCGCCGCAACGGCTGGTCGGGCTGCAGCACGCGCTTGTCCTTCGCATACGCCGGCCGAAACGACTTCGTCGCATAGCCGCGATCGGCGACAACCTTGCCCGGCATCAGCGGGTGCACGAACGGCGTGATGCGCGGCTTAGAAGTGTCGACATCGAACACGATCTCGGCGGCCGTCGCCTCCTGCACGAACGGAAAGAACATGTTGAGCAGGAACTTCGACGGTGTCGGCAACTGCGCCACTACCCGGGTGAGCACCGACGTAGAATAGAGGTCAAGAGTCATGGACGTATCTCCCCAAGGGCCGAACGGTTTGGAAGGGCGCGGACGGCCGCGCCGGCCTTATCAAGCCGGCACGACCTTCTTCAGGAAGATCCCGATCTTGCGCAGCGATTCGGTGATGGTGGCGAGGACAAGGCCCGCTCCAATCGACATGGCGTCGGGATTGAACTCGCCGGTCAGGTAGACCATCGCCTGGACATCGGCCCCCGATCCGTCGGCGTCGACGGCGAGAATCGACTCAGGTACCTGGCTCCCGTCTCCCGACGCGGCCAGCGCCTTCGTCCGCTTGTTGCTGGCAGTGATATTGCCGAGCAGCGTGCCGCGGACATAGGGCCCGCCGGTCAACGTGACCATGCGCATCGCGCGCGGGAAATCACCGGCGAACAGGACATCCGGGACGAACGTCCCCTGAGCCGTGAGGCCCGCGATTAGTGAATCGGCCATGGGTTATCTCCGTTGAGTGGACGATTGCCCTGTTCAGGACTTGCGCGCGGCGCCGGGGACGAAGGCGAGGACCGAGTCCACGGTGTCGTCGAGTTCGCGCTGCTCGCTCGAGCGGCCGCTGTCGCCGCCGCGATCCGCGCCAAGCCTGGGCGCGCGGCGAGTTGCCATGTCGCCGCGCAAGCCGAGGCGGCCGGCGTCGGTTGGTGCCACGCCTCGGTGATCCGGGCTTGTCGCCTCGAGAAAGCCAGCCGCCTGCGCGGCGGTCATGTCGCTGTTCAACGCGACATGCAGGGCCTGTCCGACGCGGTCTTTACCGCCGGCCTGGACGATTGCGTGCACACGCTCGCGCTCAAGGAAAACAATGGCCTGCCTCGCGGCCGCCGCAACGCCCGATGATGCGGCCACGGCGGCGTCGTGCGCGGCCTTCGCCTCATCCTCTTGGTCGTCGTCCTTCTTGCCGGCTTTCTTCTTGTCGTCGTCCTCCTTCTCGTCGTCGTCTTCATCCTCATCGGAACTGGCGGCGACCTTCTCAGCTTCTTTCGGCACCGTGCTGTCGGCCTCGGAAGCGCCGGGCTTGGGCTGTGCGCCCTTACCCCAGAGTCGAAAGTTCATGGCAGGCTCCTTCTGGTCAGGCGGTCAGCTCGGCCAATTCGAGCAGCGCCTCGGTTGGCGACACGATGTCGTCGCAGAACTTCAGCTTCAGTGCGTCGGCCGGCAGATAGGAGTTCGCCTGCGTCGCCCGCACCGCGTCGGCGCTGATGCCCCGCCCCTTGCCCACGACCTCGAAGAACAGGCCGGCAACCGAGTCGATTTCTCGTTGAAACTGCGCGCGGACCGCGTCCGGCAACGGCTGGTACTCGTTACCGTCGGCCTTGTGCTCCCCGGCGTAGATCATGGTGACCTTGACGCCGGCCTCGGCTAGAGCTGCCGACATATCCCAGTGGGCGCAGATCACACCAACCGAGCCGGTGTAGCCCACAGATGAGCACGTGATTCGGCCCGCGCCTACAGCGAGGGCGAAGGCCGCGCTGCAGGCCATCGAGTCGACGATGGCCCAGACCGGCTTGTCCTCGCGCGCGGCGCGCACCTGATCGGCGAGATCGAAGCAACCCGAGACCTCGCCGCCCGGCGAATCGCACACTAGGGCGATGCCCCTCACCGAAGGATCGTTCATCGCGGCGGCGAGCTGCGTCCGCAGGCCATCGTAGCCCGTCATTCCACACCACGGATCGACCGTGCCGAGATTATTGACCAGCGTGCCGTCGACCTGCAGCACCGCGACATTGCGGTACTGGGCGAAGGCCTTGCGATAGTCGCGCTCGACCAGGCCCACGGGCAGCGAGGCGAACACTGGTCCCCGATCGCCCGCCTCGTCATCCATGGCGAGGAAGCGCGGCGGCGAGGCGCCAAGATCCTGCCGCTGATGAAGGATGCGCGCAAAGCTGTCGAGCCACACGGCCCCCTGCCGGGGCTCCAGCAGCAACGGGCGGCCAAAGGCGCGGCGGGCCAGGTGAGCATACCGCATCAGCTCGTCCCCTCGGGCACCGCTTCGTCGTGGTCGCTTCGCCCCTGCACGCCCATAGTCGCGGATGCCGGTGAGAGCGCGACGCCGAGGCGCGCAAGAAAACGTGTCTCGCGCGCGATCTGCCGCGCGGTCTTGCGCCAGTCCCTGCCCTGCTCGGCGTTCGCCGATTGCAACGAGTCGGTGCCGGTCTCGCGGCCGATCTGATAGGCCTGCCGCTCCTTCACCGGATCGACATGGCCGCGGCCAGGCCCAATCCAGGCGCAACGCAGCCAGGCCGAGCGCTTCGCATAGAAGCTGTCCGCCCCGCCGTTGCGGCGCAGGGACGGCAGCTCGACGATGCCGCGATCGACCGCCTCCTCGAACCACAGGGCGTAGATCGGATTGGCCTTGGTCCGCTCGAGGAACGCCGAGCGACCAGTGATGGCCTTCCAGGCGCCCAGCAAGGACGCGCGGGCGCTCGAGTAGTTCGTCTTGGAAAAGTCGCGGCTTAGCTCCTCGAACGACATGCCGAGGCCGGCAGCGATGCGGCGCAGGGTGGCATTGATGAAAGGCTCGTATCCCGCGCCCGGCTGCGTCGGATTGCTGAACTTGAGCGAGGTGCCCACCGGCATGCGGATCAGCCGCGTGCGGTCGGCGAGCTGCATCTGCGGACCCGGAATGGCGAATTCCGGTTGTCCGTTCACCGCCGTTGGCGTCTTCACCCCGAAAATGGTCTCCAGAGCCTCGGTATCGAGGCCGGACTGCGTCTCGATCGTGGCCGCCAGCAGCGTATTGAGAAGGTCCGCCTTCAGCGTAGCGCGCTCCTTCACGTCATTGAGGCGGAAGGCCTCGACCACCGGTGTCATCGGCGAAACCCCGCGGGTCATGCCATCGCCGTCGGTCAGGAAGCCATGCATCACGATCGGCCGGCCGAAATCATCCTCGCGCGCCAGCCGCTCCCAGTCGAAGCTCGAGGCGAACAGAAACGGATCGAACGGATGTGACTTCCGGATCCAGTAGGCCAGCGGCTCGCCGTGGGCGCCCAGATCGATGCCATTGCGACGTTCAGCCGAATCCATCTCACCGTTGGGATTGGACAGGCGGTCCGGATTGATCTCCTGGACTGCGGTCGCCATGTGCGCGCGGCCGGGACCGATGCGCTCCTCGAGCCAGTGCGCGACGCTCAAATGCTCGCCGCTATCCCACCACGAACTGAAAGCCTGGCGCAGAAGGCCGATGAAGGTGACCCGGCGGCCGGCATCGATCCAGCATCCGGGATCGTTCGCCCATTCGTCGAAGGCCTCCTCGACCGTCTCGCCGAAGGCATCCTTGTCGTCATCCGGCATGTCGGCCAGGCCGAGTGCCTGCCAGTTGGGCTCGCAGGCCAGCATCCAGTTGGCGCCGATGATGTTGTCGATCTGGCTCTGCCGTGCGCCGGCCGCCCAGCCATTGTTGCGGCCCATGTCGCGCTGGCGGGCGACGACATCGTCGCGTAGCCCCCACATGGCGGCGTCGTGCGACAGCAGAGCTGGTGCATAGCTCGCCATTTCCTGGCTGAGCCGGTCGCCGGCCCGGTAAGCTGCATCAGCGCGCAGGTCGCGCAGCGGCGTCACGCCATCGGCGGCGACCAGTACGGTTCCCGGCATGTGGACCCTCAGAAAATCGGCGTGATCGGTCCGCGGTAGCCGGTCGGCAGGCCGAGGCTCGCGCGCAGCTGGGCGATGTACTGGTCGAGCTGGCCAAGGTTGGCCTGATTGTAGGTGATCGACTTGCCGCCGGCGGACGACACGGTCACCGCCTTCTGGCCGAGCATGAGCTGGTGGCGAACATCCAGCGCCTCGGTAAGACGATCGAGGTCGGTCATGGCGGTCTCACAGGGTGATGATTTCCTCGGCCGGCGGCGCCGGCCGAACGCCATTCAGGGTCGCCGGCGGAATGCCTGGCGCGGACGGGCGCGCGTCTGGGAACTCGGGCAGGTCGAACAGCGAGCGCTGCTCGGATGCCTTGCGCAGCCAGTGACGTTCGAGCCAATCCCACTCCGCCGGCGATTTCTTGGCGAGGCCTTCCTTCTCGGCAACGGCCTCGGCGTAAATGCGGGCGTCGAGCAGATGGTTGTCGTTCTCGACGCGGTGCCAGCCCTGCCGGACCTTGCCGGTCTTGCGGTCGCGCTGGGTGACGAAGATCTCCGACAGCAGCTGCCGGAAATCATCCTCTCCCCAGTCCTGGCTGAAATGGCAGTAGCCACCCGGATACTCGACCATCTCCGGGGGCTTCTTCAGCTTCAGCTGCGAGTAGAAGCGCTGCTTCAACGTCCAGGTGCCGACCGGATAACTCTTCGGGCCGCGGCGACGCGACTTGCCGCGCTCCGTCGACTCCCGGAGGTTCGGCCGCCCGAGCCAAGCCGGGACCTTCCAGCCTTCCTCGCCGCGTACTGCCATCCGGCCGGGAGCCTTCTTGCACCATTCGACGACGACGTCGGTCTGGTAGTTGGCATCGATGCCAAGCACATCGATCGGACGCTCGACGCCGCGGACATCGCGGAACGTCTTCTTCTGGATGGCAGCCAGGCCGAGCCAGCATTCGGCCTCGAGGATGCCCGGATCGCCGGCCACAAAACCGTGATCGAGATTCCACGACTGGCGATCCCTGCCCCAGCCGACAACGGTGTACCAGATGCCATCGCCCTGAACGTCGGCGCCGAGGGTGATGAGCAGCACGCCGCTTGGGCAAGTACCCGCATCCCAGGTTTCACGGCGATCGACCAGGTCCTTCGCCGCGGGTCGATCGGCCGCCTCGTCCCACGCCTCCCCAAGCTGAAGGTTGAAGAAGGTCTTGAGCTTGTCGACGTCGCCCTGGGCATCGATCCACTTGGCGACAATATGGTCCCAGGTCGTGAACGGACTGTTCAGCGCGCTGATGTGGTAGCTGGGCTCGCGGCCGGGAAATGGCATCGCGTGGACCCAGCGGCCCGCCGAGTTCATCGCCTCGAGCTGCCAATGCTGGATGATGCAGCCGTTGGCCTCACAGACGTAGTGAGCATGATGAGGCGGCGTCGGGTCGAACTTGATCCCGAACGGCTTTTCCTTCCCACCCCATTTTAGGACCTGCTCGACACCGCACTGCGGACACGGAACATGCCAGCGGCCCTGGGTGCCGGCCTCGAACTGGCGCGCCACGCGGCTGACGCTCTTCAGCGTCGGTGTCGAGATGTCGAGTTCCTTGTCCTGGCCGCTCTTCTCGAACGAGGTTTTCCGAGCCCGTGCCATCTCGACCGGGTCGCCCTGGCCGCCGACGTTCAACGGGAACTCGTCGACGTCATCGAGAATGATGTAGCGGACCGACTTCTGCCGCAGGCCGGCGCCGGAGTTGGCGCCAGTGACCACGATGGAACCGCCGGGGAAGCGCTTCCGCTTCAGCGTACTGCCATCGCGACCGCGAATGACGATGTTGCTGACCTTCCGGTGCAAGCGTTTGGTCGCGTCGATGGTGGGTTCGAACTTCTCCGTCGTCCAATCACGTGCCGCTTCGATCGTCGGATGCACGACCAGCACAGGCGCCGGCGCGGCGTCGATGATCCAGCCCAGCACGTTGCTGATGCCTTCGGAGCCGGACACCTGCACGCTCTTCATGAAGGTGACACGGCGCGCCCAATGCGACGGCGCCATGCAGTCCATGATCTCGTTCAGGAACGGCGTCTTGGCATTGCGCCACTTGCCCGGATGCGGGCTCGTTCCCTCCGCGACGACGCGGTGCTTCTCGGCCCACTCGCTCGGCTTGATCTCGGGGTCCCGCCGCAGGCCGAGCTGCCACGCCCGCAATACTGCGCGACGCGCGGAACTCAGCCCAGGCAGCAGCTTACGGAACTGCCGCGGCGCCAGCCTCGCCAGCGTCTCCGTCGTCGGAGCGTTCATCGCCGAACTCGTCGTCGCCCTCGAGCGAGAGGGTCGACGCAAAATGGTTGAAGGCCTCTCGGCCCTGTTCGACCAGCCACACCCGCCACTCGGCTTCGGTGCGAGGCTGGCCGGCGAATGCGTAAGCGGTCGAGGCGCGATCTGCGAGGAAAGCGGTCACCGCGTCGCGCGTGCGGCGCGCCATAGTCGCCTGCTCACTATCGACGACGGCGCGCAGCACCAGCCGCCCCTCGTCTTCGGCAATCTGCCGGATCAGCCGGCGATTGCGCAGCTGTCGCTCGACGACCTGGTGTTTCAGAAGGCCGCTTCCGGCAGCCTGTGCCGGAGGATTTGAAGCGCCCCAAGAGCGGCGCTGCTCCGCCCCCGACCGATCATCCTCTTCTGAGTCGGCCTCAATGTCCGGCTCCGCGTTGCGGGCCGAGACGGCCTCACCCCTTCGCCGCATCAGTGGATTGATATTGTTTTCGTATGCCTGTCGGACCAGCTCTACGTCGAACAGCGGATTGCCGCGCTCGTCTTTGCCGGCCACCGGGATCTTGCCGGCAGCCGCATGCTTGCTGATCGTTCCCTTCGCACGGCCGACTGCGGCCGCACAGTCTTGAACGCCGACCAGGTCTGCCATTACCGGCTCCGCACCGACTCGACGGCGGAGAACGCTTCGCCGCTCGTCGCGAGCACTGCCGTCTTTCCAGTGAATTTCTGCCAACGCCTAACGATCACGTCGCAGTAGGCCTCGCTCAGTTCCATCGCAAAGCAGCGGCGACCAATGCTCTCGGCCGCAATAATGGTGGAACCCGATCCCCCGAACGGCTCATAGACACAATCACCGCGGCGGCTGTTATTGAGCATCGGCCTGCGCATGCACTCGACCGGCTTCTGCGTGCCATGCACGGTCGCTTCGTTCTCCTCGCCGCCAGCTTCGATCGACCACACGGTCGACTGGTCGCGCATGCCTTGCCAATGTCCCGTGCCGCCCTTGCGCACCACATAGAACGCCGGCTCGTGCTGCCAATGATAGTGGCCGCGGCCGATGGCGAAGTTGGACTTCGCCCAGATCACGACAGCGCGTGTTTCGAACTCGCAGGCCCGGAGGCTCTCCTCGACGGCGAACGCCTTGGTCGCAGCATGCCAGATATACGCGACCTCGCCCGGGAAAAGCGCCCACGCCTCGCGCCAGTCCGCACGGTCATCGTTCAATACTTCGCCGACCCGCTCGGACTCCTTGCCACGATTGATAATCTGGTTCCGAAACGCCGGGTCGTACTCGACGCCGTACGGTGGGTCGGTAACCATCAAGTGAGGAACGGCTTCGCCCAGCAGGTGCTTAACGTCTTTGGCTTCCGTCGAGTCGCCGCACAGCAATCGGTGACTGCCTAGCAGCCACAGGTCGCCGGGACGACTGACGACGATCGCCTGCGGTGCGGGAGTCTCCTCTTCCGCCGCCTCGCTCTCCTCATCTTCGGCGAGCGTGGCGAGCAGCTTGTCGACTTCCGACGATTCGAAGCCTGTCAGGTCGAGGTCGTAACCAAGCTCGCCGAGGTCGCGCAGCTCGGTCGCGAGCAGCTCGTCGTCCCAGCCGGCATTCAGGGCCAGCTTATTGTCGGCGATCACATACGCCCGGCGCTGCGCGGACGAGAGATGATCTAGGACAAGAACTGGGACCTCACTGAGGCCGAGCTGCTTGGCGGCGAGCACTCGGCCGTGACCAGCAATGATCTTGCCGTCCCGTCCAATCAGGACGGGATTGGTCCAGCCGAACTCTGCGATGCTCGCCGCGATCTGGGCGACCTGGAGTTCGGAGTGGGTCCGCGCGTTGCGCTCATAAGCCACCAGGCGATCGACCGACCAGTTTTCCGCCGCCGGCAAGCTAACGGCGGACACGTGGCCCACATTCGGCCGACGTGAGGCCTTGGCCTGCTTCTTGGGCTTGCGGGCCATGCTGACGCTCTCGTTGCGACACGGGAAGATGTGAGGCTGTTCGGCGGCTGGTCCGTTTCCGACCAGTTTCCGTTTCCACCGCCTCTATGGGGCGACAGTTTCATCAAATAAATCAATCGCTTACTAGCGAACTAAAGCGGTGCGCTTTACCCGTTGTGGCGAATGCCCCAGGAAGGACCCGTGACGACCGGCTGCCAGCCCGGCTGATTATGCAGGGCGACTGATCGCCTCGCTCAGGCTGATCATGAAGTTGCTCTCGAAGCGCTCGCGCACCGTCGCTTCGACCTGAGCCTTGAAGCCGAAGCGCGGCTTGATCGAGACGCTCTTCTTCAACCAGTAGAGCGCCTTGATCGGATACCGACCCTGCTCTTCGCGCTGCATGATCCCGGCGCCTGAGCCAGCCTTGACCACGAAGACCCTTGGCTTGTCGCGCACCGGCGTTGGCCGAAGCGCCTTCGAAATCAGGTCACGCTTGGTACGTCGGACATCCTTGGGCACAGCGATGCGATGGCCGGATGCCTTACGCGTTCCACCGATCTCCTGGTCGCGCATGAACCAATCGATCGAGCCAACGATCGCGGCAAGATTGCCCTTCGTCGCCGGCGTTATGCGGATGCCCTTGTTCACACGCGAGGTGCGCAGGGTGAAGCGCTTGGGCATTTCAGCGCGCAAGTCCGATTGCGCGTCTCGTGCCGTCATCGTGAGCGCACGCGCAGTCGCGAAAGGGATCTGGCGCTGCGCCAGATCATCCAAGCCAAGCACCATGCGCTCGACGTCATGCTTAACGTTGATGCGCATTGTCGTCTCAAATTGTCTGGGAGGGCCGCCTGCGCGATCTCCGCCGACGGTACCGAAGAATTACTCCTGAAAGCGTCACGCTGTCTACGGGCTCGTTAAAGTTTTTTCGACGCTTCGTTCAACCAGCAGTTCTTCGTGCCGTCATCGATGGGCATGGCGAGTGCATTCCATGCTGTCGCGATCGTCTCCAGGTGGCGTCGATAACGCTTGTAGATGGTTGGGCGCTTCAAACCGCTGCCGCCTTCGCGCGCGGCGATGCCGAACGTAACCTTCGATATGGTGGCCGGCTTGCAGCCAGCCATCATTCCCATCAAAACAGCCTTGTCGATCGAGCCGAAAGCTTGAAGCTGTGCCAGGGTTGCATCGAGCCGCTTCTCCTCCTCCGAGGTCAAAGCCTTCGTGGGCGGCGATGCCGAGTCCTGTGGCTGCAGCTCGCCGAGGAACGAACGATAGGTCGCCGGCACCTTTGCGCGTGGAAGCCGGCGGGCGAGCGCATTGACGTTGAGCAGCCGGCAATGAACGAGATCCGGCGTCCACTCGGCAGGCATCGGGCCGAAAGGGCCAAGATCGAATGCCGCATCCGCGACGGCAGGCAAAGCATCAGCACGCCGATCCCATACGGCATGACGTTCACTCACCAGCACGGCGCGCTCGCCGCTCGGCCGAAACTCGTCGATGGGCTTGGTCGGGATCTGGATCGGCAGCTCTTTAGCTGACTGGGACGGAGAGTCCGGTGCGTCCCGCGTCTGTCCCAGATTTTGTCCCACCTTAACCATCTGATTCTCCTTACTTATTACTGGAATTGGGACAAGGGACAGAGAGAGGCCTGTGTCTCTCCACGCGCACGCGCGCACGTAGGGCATCTGTTTCTCTGTCCCATTGTCCCAATTTTGCGAAAAACCCCGATTCCATCGGCATCAAATGTTGGGACAAATCGTGGGACACGCGTGGGACGCAAACTGGATTGTCCCACTCGCTCACCCGTCGTCGTCGCCAAACGTCGGCAGAAAGACCGGCGGGATCACCACGTAGCGTGACTGCACCTTGGCGAACCGCATGTGTCCCGCCGATGGCCGCGCCTTCCAATGACCGCGCTGCAGCTGCTTCAGGATCTGCGATCGCTTTCGGCCCTGGTAACCCGGATAGCCTGCCAGGAGCTTGTCCAGGCCGGCGTGCTTGTTTGCCACGCCGAGCCAGGCCTCGTTCCACGTCTCACCGTCCTTCTTCTCGAAGCGCAGACCAATTCGGCCGAGGTTCTTGCGCGCGTTCGCCGCGTCGATCTCGTCGCTGCGCGCCAGCGCCACAAGCTCGCCAACGGTGAAGCGCTCACCGCTGCGCCAGAGGTCGGGCACCTGCCCCAGCATCACGTTGAGGAGATCCGATGGCGCGTCGTCCCCATCCTCGCTCTCGACCAGCGACATGACGAAGGGGCGGAAGCGTGTGAATTCCTCGTGTATGGCGGCGTCGAACGGTGCGTCCGACGTCATGGTGCGCCATCCCGCAATCAGATTGCCGAGCTGGTCGGCGTCGCGCGGCTGGCCGCCCATGTCGAGGATGGCGGCACGCGCCACCTTGAGATTGGCGCGGAAGAGATCGAACCGCGCGACAGCCCTCGCCCTCAAGTCCGGCGAGATCTCAGCGGCCCGCTTGGTCATCGCCGCCATCATCTCAGGCGACGCCGGTGGCCGGTCGCGGTCCTTGAATGGCAGGACCTCGAGCAACGTGATGCGCGATCGATCCTGCGGCTGCCAGTCCTCGGCGACGGTGGCCGCCATGGTGACGGTGCCGTGCACATCGATCCGCCGGCTCTTGCCGCTCGCACTGCCGCGGCCACCCTCGGCACCATCATCGCTCAACAGTCGGACCAGCTCGAAGATGTGGCGGACACGCGCGCCGCCGTCGGACTCGTTCTCGGCCTCATCGAGGTAGAAAGCCAGTGCCGCTCCGCCGAAGTCCTGCTCGAGGAACGCCTTCGTGTAGGTCTTTTGAACGCGATGCGCCCCGCCCCCTACCAGGGTGCTGGCGTAGTGCAGCAGCGACGACTTCCCGGAACCTTGAGGCGCGACGATGAACTTATGCGGTAGCCAGCTCAGGGCCGAGCAAAGCATGTCGCACCACAGGCCGCCTTGGAACAGGTCGCGTGCCTCGCCAGAATCCCATACCCATTCGTCGAGGTGGGCGGACACAGTGTGCCCCAGCGAGGCATCGACCGCCGTCCAGGAGTAGGCGCTGGAGCCCTCGATGTCGTGTGTTGGTGGCTCCCGCTTGCCACCGACAACGAACAGCGCATCGCCAAGCTTGAGACCGGGCTGCTGAATGCTGCCGGCGACGAAGATGCGGTTACCACAGTGGACGATGGGCATTCCGTCCGGGCCACGCCAGGTCCCGGGGCCTCGTTGAGGTGCTCGGCCGTCGTAGTAGCCGGCCAGCTTGCACCAGCTCATGAGCTTGCCGATGCACAGCTTCTCCCGAACGCCGCCCTTGAAGGCCCGCACTTCAGGATCCCATTTGCGGAAATGACGCAACGGCCACCATTGCTCGCCGACGAACAAGTCCGGCAGGCCGCCGCGTCCGTGCAGGTAGTTCGAGGTGAAGTGCCGGATCTCCCCGAACGAGGTGATGAACACATACTCGCCGGCGCGCATGCCGAGAGCGCGAACTGGACAGGGATCGGGGCGCCACACCCCCCTGTCCCGCCACCACCACAGGATCTCGCGCTCGCGGACCTCGTACCAGCTGGGACTCAGCCAATCGTCCGGCGGCCCGGGCTTGCCATCTTCGCGACGGGCGGGCTCTTCTGAGGCGATCGACCAGTCCTGATCGTCATCGTCATTCGTCATCAATGCGTGCCCGCCGTCGATCGAGCGCAGGCCGCGTCGCGGTCGTAGCGCGACGCAGCCGCTCGGAGCTGCTCACCCAGATCGTTGAAATCCGCCTTCTCGAGATGGCGCAGATGGGGAACGCGCACAGAGATCCGGCGCCCGGTGGCGTTGGCCTTCAAACGCGCACCTGCCCAGGCAGCGTGTTCGCCGACTCGGCTCTTGGCGTTCCAATCCGCCCAGTACACGAAATCCTCGCAGAGGAAGGGCAGCTCGACGACCCTCATTGCGTCGGCGGCACCGAACGCCAGGCCGGCGCGACGCTCGAGCTGCATCGCCGACAACGTGGTCTCGATGCCTTCTCCGCCTCCCATGCGAGGGGCGATCTCTGCGAGCCGGATGAAGGTGCCGCGGCGATCGCCCAGATGCATCTTGTCTCGCCTGGTGCCGGCCTTGATGACGCTTTGCCCGGTGACTCGGAGATAGGTCCGGTGGATTGCCGCCAGCTGACCGTCATGGCGGCGGAAGGCGGCTACCATCGCTGGGAAACCGCGGCGCGCGTCGGAATGCCAGAGATCGGCATGAAAGCGAATGTCGCAGGGCCAGCCTGCGTTCACTGCCGGATCGCCGAAGCCGTACAGCGCCGGCGGCACGAGTGCCCTGCCGCGCAGGTACCGATCGACAACCGAACCAGGCTGGATCTCGACGGATTCGGCCCAGCTTCTCTCGACAAGCCGCATCTTCCAGGCATCATCCGACTGCTGCGCCTTGGGCTTGGGCGGCACGGAGCTGGCTGCGAACGCACGCAGGCCGTTTTCGCTCTCGAGCAGCGCGACCACATCCTTGAAGTCCTGGCCATTGCGACGCATCACGAAGTCGATGGCGTTCTGGCCGTGCTCGCTGCATCCGAAGCAGTGGTAGAAGCCCTTCTTCGTGTTGACGGTGAAGGAAGGCGTCTTTTCGCTGTGGAAGGGGCAAAGTCCGACCCACTCCGGCCCGCCTAGGTGCTTCAGCTTCACGACCCTGCTCACGACGTTGAGCAGCGGCAGCCGTTCGCGGACCACGTTGGCTCGGTCGCGCCAGTGGTTGCGATCGGCAGCAATCGCCAGCGGATCAGCCGAGCGCATCGGATTGCTCCCCGCGAACGCAGGGCCTGCCGTCGATGCCCCACCAATTGTTGAGCAGGCGCCAGTGCTGCTCGCCCCCGGCGACGCGCATCAGCAAGCTGGGGGGCGCCCCGCGCCGCAAGCAGCTCCGCAGGATCCTGACGATGGCCGGCTCGTAAAGTGGATGGCTCATGACACCTCCCGCTTTTTGCCGACCATGATCAGCCAGGCTGGATGCTCACCGAGTGCCGCCTGACAAACAGCTTCCGAATGCTCACGAGCGAGGACCCGATAGAGCAGTTCGACCGAGCCAAAGTGACGGTTGACGGCGGATTGATGCACGCCGGCCAGGCCGGCGATCTCGCGTGCGTCGGGGCGGAAATTGCCCCGCCCTACGATCAGCAGGGCAGCTTTGATCAGAGCCTCGCGGGTAAGCTCGCCCTGGTATTGCCGATAGGCCGAGACGTACCTCCGGCCTCCGCAAACCGGTTTCGCGAATGTGTCCCGTGAAACGCTCATGGCGCTGCCCTCTCGAGGAGGCGGCCAACCGGCGCGCTACGGTGCCAAGGGGTATGATTGCCGTCTTCGTTGCTGGCGACGTGATAGGCCACTCCCGGCGCCTTCCCGGACATCTCGTCTTGGACCGGCCGCAGGAAGCCCCAAGGCTTGGAGGCATTCTCGCCCGTAAAGAACAGCGACCAACTGGTCCTGCCCTCCTCCAGGACTACCCGGTGGAAGTCGTAGCCGGTGAGCCGATAAGGCACGAACGGTATGCGCCGACGCTCCCTGAACAGGAGCTGACCCATCTTCAAGCCGACAACGCGGTGCTCGCGGTAGCCGCCCGCGACCGGAAGGGCGACCGCCCAGGCCCACGGATGATCATGCGGGCCCCGATCGGGATCGGATCGAAGGTAATGATGCAGGTAGCAGGTAACGGCACCAATCAGCGGCAACCGCACCGAAAAGATGTGGCTCCGCTCAAAGAGCGGCGATTGAGTGCTGCTCCCAAGCGACTGACCCGCGCAAATGATCCGTGTGGGTAGTCTTCCGGCCCACCGACGCAGGCAGAGCCGCCAGGGCGCCACGCGCCTATTCCCGCGCATCGTCACGCCCCTTCCTCGACTTCCGCGGGGCATGTGCGCCTGCAACGGCGTCGGACGAGTTGGCCGCCGTCCACATTGCCAAGAAGGAGTCGGCCGTAACCTCTCCCTCGGTCTCATGCTGGATCCGGAGCAAAGTCGGCGAGTTGGGAAAGCGCTCGCCCCGGCAGTAGCGTCCAACGGTTACGCGGGACACCCCTATGCGACGGGCGAAGTCAGCGTCTGTGATTTTCTTGGCCCGAAGCCATTCCGGAAGAGATGACATCCAGCGATGTTACTTTTTCTGCAACTACGGTCAATCCAAAGTTACACAATTTGTGGATGGATTAAAGTTACCGTTTCGGCAACAATGCCGGCATGAAGAGGCTGGCCAAACGTAACCACCTGAGCGACTGGCGGAAGTTTCGCGGCTTGAAGCAGGAACAGCTGGCCGAAGCCGCGGGGACTACCAAGGCAACGATCTCGCGTATCGAGGCGGGAAAGGTTGGCCTGTCGCAGAAGTGGCTCGAGACCCTGGCCCCGCTGCTGGACACGACCCCAGCGGGCCTTCTCACCCCACCCGCGGCAGCGAGCGAGAGCGCTGACACGATCCGCCGGGATGCGTTCGTTCCCCTGATCGATTCAGTGCGGGCTGGACGCTGGACCGAGGTCGTCGACGCCTATCCGAAGGGTCACGAGGACCAACTTATCCCTGTATTGCGGAAGTACGGACCTCGGGCCTTTGCTCTGAGGCTGAAGGGTCCGTCCATGCGGCCCGATTACCACGAGGACGATATCGTGGTGTTCGATCCCGACATCGAAGCCCGTCCGGGGGATGACGTCGTGGCACGCCAGGACGAAGACAACGAAGCCACCTTCAAGCGCCTCCGGATCAAGGGCTACGATACCAAGGGCAAGCCGCAGATCGAGCTGGTCCCGCTCAACCCGGATTGGCCCGTTCTGACTTTGAAGAAAGGCGGTCGCATTGTTGCGCCCGCTGTGGATCTTATCAGGCGTCTGCGTCGCTAGCCGAGGTGCGCCAAGCATCGTTTAGGCGCCATCCTCCGTTAGTTACATTTAATGTAACTTCTCGCTAGACCGCGAGTTGCTATTTATGCAACTCTTGGGTCATGAACAACGAACATCCTTCGTCGATCTCCGACGACGCCTTCACCGCGGACATCGTCGCCATGCTGGGCCGATATGCCGATCGGCCTCAGAAACTGCGGGCCGTACTGAACGGCTTGGCGCTCGACGGCAGCCTGCATCGTGCCGGCCTGCCCTCAGGCCTCGCGCCGATGATGCGCCTTCCCCCTCGCGAGCCACAACGCTCCGTGCGAGCCCGGATGGCCGACCTCATGCTGCGCCGGTTCGCGGCGGACGGAAACGTGACCTTCGACGACCTGCGAGCTGGCGGCTTCAGTGATGCCCAGATCGCTACCCACCGCCACGCGGCCGCTCGCATCGCCGGCCTGGCGCGCATGTCAGCGTAATTCGATCACGGTCGCGGCGACGGCCTAGAGGCTTAGCCGCGCCTCGCGCCCGACTCTCCACATCCCCTCCTCGCGAGCGACATGAAATTAATCGATCCCGAGCACATGAGTGCTGAAGAGCGCATCGCTGAAATCGGCCGGATCCTGAGCCTCGGCCTCATGCGTCTTCAGGCTCGGAAGTCCAGTCAACAATCTGGCGACCGGGGAGACAGTTCGGTCGACTTCATGCCTAACCAGAGCGGTCATGCCCGCGCCCTCAAACGGAGACCGGCATGAAGGAACAAGACAACGTGTTGACCCGGGTGGCCGCCCTCAAGGCGATGCCCACCGCGGAACTCAAGAAGCAATGGGAGGCGCTCTTCGATACACCACCCCCGCCCTTCAACAGGCGTTTCCTTGAGAGCCGCCTCGCCTACCGCATCCAGGAGTTGGCCTACGGTGGCCTCAAGGCCGAGACAGTGCAAAGACTGGAGGCGCTAGGCGAGCAACTCGATGGCGGGAACGTCGTGTTAAGGCGGATACGGACTGACCTTATGCCGATCGCCGGCACCCGCCTCGTCCGAGAGTACCAGGGCGTCGAGCATACCGTGACGGTGTTGCAGGACGGCTTCGAGTGGCAAGGCCGGCCGTACAAGTCCCTGTCCGCCATCGCGCGGGCAATCTCGGGCACTCGCTGGAACGGCTGGGTGTTCTTCGGGCTCAAGAACCAGCGGAGCGCGGCATGAAGGCGCCCCTGGTTCGGAAATTTCGCTGCGCCATCTACACGCGGAAGTCGTCCGAGGAAGGTCTCGAGATGGAGTTCAACTCCCTCGACGCCCAGCGCGAGGCCTGCCAGGCCTACATCGCCAGCCAGCGCTCGGAGGGATGGGTCGGGCTGGCGACGCGCTATGACGACGGCGGGATTTCCGGGGGCACCTTGGAACGTCCTGCCCTCAAACGCCTGCTCGCCGACATCGAGGAAGGACTGGTCGATGTGGTGGTCGTCTACAAGATTGACCGGCTGTCACGCGCGTTGATGGACTTTGCCAAGCTGGTCGAGGTGTTCGATCGCAATAACGTCACCTTCGTCAGCGTCACCCAGTCGTTCAACACGACGACCTCGATGGGGAGACTGACGCTCAATATCCTGCTGTCCTTCGCCCAGTTCGAGCGCGAGGTCATTGGCGAGCGAATACGGGACAAGGTCGCGGCATCGCGCAAACGTGGCATGTGGATGGGCGGTGTCGTTCCACTCGGCTACGTGGTGCGAGACCGGAAGATCTACATCAACGAGCCGGAGGCGGCGATCGTCCGGATGATCTTCGATCGGTTTCTAACGCTTGGATCGGCAACCTCAGTTGCCCGATCACTGGCCGCCGACAACATTCGCTCCCGCCGGGGCAACCCCATAGACAAGGGTGCGATCTACAAGATCCTCCTTAATCGCGTCTATATTGGCGATGCCGTTCACAAGGGCGCAGCATACCCGGGCGAGCACCAGGCAATCATTGCCCAGGAAATGTGGGACAGAGTCCGCGGGGCCTTGAAAGCCAGTCCCAGAACGAGAGCCGGTAAAACACGCGCCACTACCCCGGCTCTTCTGAGGGGGCTGCTCTTTGGTCCTACCGGTGTTGCTATGAGCCCAACGCACACACGCAGAGGCGACAAGCTCTATCGCTACTACATCAGTCAATCCGTTATCAAAAGCGGAGCGAACGCATGCCCCATTAGTCGTGTGGCGGCCGCCGAGGTCGAAGCGGCTGTTGTGGATCAGCTGCGCGGCATGCTCCAGCGCCCCGAGGTCGTTGTTAGTACTTGGCGAGCCGCCCGAGCGGAGATCGATGGCCTCTCCGAGGCACAGGTCCGCGGAGCGTTGCAAGAGCTGGACACCTTATGGGACGAACTATTCCCCGCCGAGCAATCCCGCATCATCCATTTGTTGGTGGAGCGGATCGATGTCGGCCTTGAGGGAATCGACATCCGTCTTCGAGTACCAGGCCTCGCACAGGTCGTTCGAGACATGAATTTAAGTCGAGCCGATACGCGGAGAGCGGCATGACCCCTGCCTCGCAAACACTCACTCTCCGGATACCGTTCACCGTACGCAAACGGGGTGGCCGTAAGTTGATCATTCGGCCGAACGGCACTGAAACGGGTGCCGTCCCCCGTTATCGCGTCGACAACAGTATGGTCAAGGCTCTCGCCCGTGGCTTCCGCTGGCGCAGGCTGTTGGAAACTGGCTTCTATACTTCTATTGAAGAAATGGCCGCGGCCGAAAAAATAAATTCGACCTACGTGGGCCGCCTCCTGCGGATGTCGCTCCTTGCACCCAGTATCGTCGAGGCAATCTTGGACGGACGGCAGCCGGTGGACATGACGCTAGATTTGTTGATGAAGCCGTTCAGCTCCTGCTGGTCGCAGCAAACCACTCGTTTCGATCACACCACTCGGAAGGATAGCTGAATGCCGTTAGGTCCAAGCTAGAAGAGGGCGTCTGGTGCTCGCCCCTCCTTGAATTTGACAAGAAGCTCTTGGATTCGCTCTTCCACAGCCTTCACCAACTTGCTTGTCATGCGAAGAAACTGCGCCGCTTCCTCAGCTTCGATACGCATCGACGGTGTTCGCTCCACTGGAAGAACCGATCCATCTGAATCGGCCCAAAACATGATGCGGTAGTGAGCACTATCTGAGTGCGCGTACACCGAATCCCGGAGATCGAGAAGCCGCCGATGAAGAAACTTGTCCGAAGTGTCGTATGACCTGAGGAGACGTTCTGGGAAGGCGGGCCAGCCGTCACTTTTCGTGAAGGGACGGCTGTAAGCGATCACCAATGCCGTCGTGTACGCCGATTGGTGCATGTAGCCGGATTGGCGTGCCTCCCACGGCTCTTTGTGCCAGTTCTTATTCACCAGCACTTCTGCACATTGCCTTGCAAACCAAATATCCTTGAGTGAAACGTAGAGCCGATCGTGCAGGCGCCTATCACGGTCCGTTGTTGTCATGGGCATCTCGGCAACTTGTGTTATCGCGAGCGAATCCGATCAATGTACGCAAGAAGCTCGCGTGCTACCTCCTTTGAGGTGGGGTCATCATTGGCATTGGCGGCCAGCGTCATGAGAACGATCCGGCTCGCGAATGCGACCGGGTGCCTTGCGCCAGACTGCTCTTGCTCCCACACAGTCGCCAGGTACGCGAAGCGCACAAGCTCTCGCCGCTGCTTGGGTGAGTAGGCGTTCGCCCACGTCCAAAAGCTCTCGAAGCCCACGCTAGATGGGAAGACCTCGCTCGCCATCGTCATGAACATTGTCGCAACTTCAGACAAAGTCTGCCGCGCGGCTTCGAGATCAGTGTTGTCCGTCGTCGATAGGATGGCGTCCCGGCAGCCGACGAGGTACGCCGGATCCGTGTATGCTCCGATGTTCTGCGTGATCTCAGAGTTCGCCCGCGTCCGCTCGTACTCTTTTTTGAGCGCGGCAGAGCGCTCCATCATCATGCCGACTGCATTTTCGAAGCGCCGGTTATCTGCCACCTCTTTCGTGTCAGGTGCCGGCCTACCCATTCCAAAGAGCCATTTGAACATCCCGCCCTCGATGCGGCTTCCCGCGAGATCCTCGTCAGCAGATTGGAAAATTGCGGGGGCGCGATTAGGGCCCCCGGCGAGTATATCGGGCCGCCAACGCTCTAAGCCACAGACGTAGCCGTGCTGGGGAGAGTCGGTTCACTCGTGGTGACCAGCTCTGCGAGCTTGGCTGCCACGTCAGCCATCGACATTTCTGCCGTGTCCAGGCCATTGCGCGAGGCAAGCATAGGGCTAACGTTGCGGAGGGCGTCGTAAGTTGTGTTATGGATGATCGGAACGAGCTGATCTCGTTGTAGGAGAACCGAAAGCTCCTTGTCTGCAACGCCCGCTGCCGGAAGCCGCGTCAACAGCGAAGGGGTCACCAGCACAATCCCGACCCGCGACTTTGCCAAGCCTTTGTCGATCGCGCGGATAAACGGCTCACCGAGTTTAATGTCGGCCTCGCTGAACCAGACCGAGACGCCCTGTGCGACGAGCAGATCGTACAGCTCCTTAGCGCTCGCCTGCCGATCGTCCCACGCGTGGCAGAGAAAGATGTGCCGAAGGTCGGGCAGCAACGCTCGCTTCTCAACGGTCTCGCGGATCGGGTTGAGCGCACGCACCTCTTCGGGCGTGTAAAATTGGACCGACGCGGCGGAAGACCAGCGTGGCTTTGCCGTGCGCCTGGCTCCTCCGCCCCCGCTACCGCGACTGCCCCCTCCACCGCCTCCCGAGGAGTAGGATGGCGTGTAGGTTCGGGTGGAGTACGGCGTGCTGTAGCCGCCATAGCCGCCGGCGCGGCCATATCGGTAACGGCAGGCCGGGCAGTTGGCCGCAGCACTCGCGGAGCGATGGCCTTCTCGTGGCGCAGTACATCTAGCCATTGGTTCTCGATGATCCTTGGATGTTGTCGTCGTCAATTCGCTCCGCTGTTACGCGTCCTTTCGCAATTGCACACACGCGCCAGATGCAGGACTCGGATGCCGTGCAGCCTCAATGGGAGCACAAACGGGCTGTTTCAAGGGGCGAAATCTAAAATTTCCACAAGATATGGTACGAAATTGTTGCTGGACCCCGAGTTGTCGGCGCAACTGCCGCTTGTTCTTGCATACGCTGAGGCGTATTTCCGCCCCGCCGGAAGGACAATTTATGGACTACGAACCGATACCCCAGGACCTGAAGGAGCAGGCTCAGCTCCTTCAAACCATCCTCCTTGCCACATGTGAAGGGGATCGCAGCACCCACAACCACACGTACATTGAGCTACGAAGCGCGTTGACTGACGACCCAGCGATCAAGGCGCTCCTCCCCGATTTCGTCCGAACTTGCCGGGATCTGGCTCACTTCTGGGGCTACATCCGGGGTGTTTCCGGGCAGTGGGAGCCGCGACGCATGCACGTTAGAACTGGCCTAACGTCGCTATTCGACTACGCAGAAGGTACGTACCGCAAACCCGTCGACGACGTGGCGTCCGACGTGCTCCAGAGGTTCGACCCCGATGGGGTCGCCAGCATCTGGAGGAAAGCACTCGCCCGCCGCCATAGTGACCCGGAAGGTGCGATCACCGCTGCCCGTACGCTCCTTGAGACGGTCTGCAAGCACATCATCGAAAAGGAAGGCGGCACCTATGGTGAGAAGGATGACCTCCCAGCGCTCTACAAGGCGACCGCCAAGCTGCTTAACCTTGCACCCAGCCAACACACCCAAGACATCTTCAAACAGATACTCGGAAGTGTGACCGGCACCATCGAGGGGCTGGGGGCACTCCGAAACAAGATTAGTGATGCTCACGGTCAAGGTGGCCGACCGGTGAGACCCTTGCCGCGTCACGCCCAGCTTGCGGTCAACCTTGCAGGCGCACTCGCGACCTATCTCATAGAGACTTGGATCGACAAATCGTTAGCAGGTCAGGGAGGAGACCGACAATGAGTTGGGAAGAAACGTTGATTTCTGCGGTACGCGTACTTGATGCGTTTCGGCGTGTTGACGTGACCCGTCGCATCGACAGAGTTCGGATTGATACCGCTCTACAAACATTGAGACAGATATTCTTCTACTCATCAGAACTTATCGCAGTCCTGAAAGACATACAGAATGGCAAGACGGTGGAGCCTGAGATTGTAGAATACTTCGCCACAGAGTTCAGGCATACGCCGCAGCACATCCAAGAGGCGTTATCCTTCATCGAACATGAGAGGTTCGAGGAATCCAACGCTCTTATGATCGATGACCTAGATCTGATGCGGCAAATTCGATACGGGAAGCTCGATGTACGTCGGGAGATCAGCCGCTTCTTCAGTGCTTACGATGAGAACATTGAACGGGGTGACCGACGTCTTCGCCTCGAGGCTGCCCGCGTACTAGGCCAGATTGAGCGCCTCAATTCCGCGATACAGGAGCTTGAGCTGAGACTGCGGAACGCCCGATTGGAAGCTGCGGACATACCCGCTCCGACACCATCTCGGTCAAGAATTAGGCGATAGTCCTTCACTGTCTCCACCTGTCCAATTCATGAGATCGACAGATGAAGAACTAAACCGTGATCGTGTGGTGGCATGTGAAGAGCAAGAACGCCGAAGTCTGATACGATCCAGCGGACCAACGGGAGCCTACAATGAGCTGGTGGACTGATTGGGGGAAAGATGCCTTGCTCGCCGCCGTTGCCCTCTACGGTGCGGGGCTCTCGACATTCAACCTGCGTCAGGCGCAGCGGAAGGAGAAGCGGAACATCATCATCACCGCAGGTAGTGCCATCCCCACTTACGATGATGGACGTTTCGGCAAGACGTTTGCACGCATAGAGGCGGTTAACGCCGGTCAGCGCAGGGTCACTGTGACGGGGCTCGGTTTTAAGCTCGAAAACGGGAAGCGGCTTGTATCGCTCGTCCCGAACCACTTTCCGGGCATACAGGACACCCGGTTGCCGGTCACATTGGACGACGGTGAGAAGGCACACCTGTACTTTTCATACGAGGCTCTCGGGGAAGGGCTGGCTACCAAGGGGAAATGCAGGATCATCCCCTACTGCGAAGACAGCGTCGGCACGGTGTACGACGGCAAGCCGTGGACGGTCGATCCCAAAGAACTCGCGACGATGTGACTTAGTGAGCGAGCCAAAATCCTGCAGGAAATTCAAGCAACTTGCCGCTTGGAACCGGGAACCAACCGCACGCAGGTGCCCAATCGAAGCCCTACGGGTTGATTTCCAACTCTCTAATTCAAGAGGGAAAATGGTGCCCTGGAGCGGAGTCGAACTGCCGACACTGCGATTTTTCAGCCGCCTTTTCCAGCGCCGTTCTGCCGAGGGTCTCCGTATAAGGGCCAGAATTGCTTGGCCTTCGCCATCGTCGCTCGATGGTGCTTTCTGCAGTGTCGCCCTGCACCTCCGCATGGGCCCATGAACCAGCGCGAAGTTTGAAAGGCCCCTTCGCCTACCCATGGGATTTCAGAACACCAGGAACCATCGCCTCGAAATTGTTCAGCAGAAACAAGGGCTTGAAATTCCGTAGTGATTCAAGCGAGTCGGGAGCTTCGGAGAGAACGGGCCAGAGAGAGCCAAACCTTGGGGCCTGGCGCGCAAGCGTAGTACGGGGGCGTCAGCGAAATGCTCCAAAACACTGGGCGTCTTAGACGCCTGCAGAGGCATAGAGACAATTGCCCAGGGCGGAAATGGCGGAGAGGAAGGGACACTCCGCGCGACGATGCTCCGACCCAATAACCGCTTGATATAAGGGTTTCAGGCCCCTATGGCTGGGTGGACAAACTGGGTGGACAGCGGAGCGCCTGACAAATGTACCTTGAGAAACGCCACGATACTTGGTGGGCCTATCACGACGTGCCCCGGCCTCTACGCCCCAAGCTAGGGCGACGCCTTCGTAAGTCGTTGCGGACTGACAACAAGGCCCAGGCGGAACGCCTCGCCTCCCTCCTTTGGCTACATGACTGGAAGAGACGGCTTGAAGGCGAAGCCGCAGCACAGGACGACGAAGAGGCCCTCTTCTTCCGCGATCTTATCCGAGACGCCCATACAGACGCCGATAGAGAGGCCCTCAAGGACCACGTTGCCGACCTAGCGGAAGCCCGGCACGACAAGGCAGAAAGGCGCGGCGATGACACTGCGGCCGAGGAAGCCATTAGGTTCGTCAAGGTCGCCACAGGCCGGCTTGTAGCCCTCACTGAGCATCTCGACGCATGGATTGCAGCCATTGGCGACACAGAGAAAACGAAGGCCATGAAGCGCGCCGAAGTGGTCAAGCTCGGGAGGCAGTATGCCTACGTCCAAGACCTCGACGGGGAAGCGGCTACCAAGTGGCTGTCCGCGCTCGCCAAGGGCGGCGCAACGTCCAAGACCATCGGCCGCATCCTCTCATTCCTACGCGGCTACTGGAGATATCTACGCGAAGAGGGAGTGACCAAGGCTGACCCCTTCGCAGGCCTCTCCCCGCCCTCTACCGCGCGCAAAGCTAAAGGCTGGGTGCCCTTCACACCTGCCCAAGTGGTCGACCTGAGGAACCGCGCGAGTGAGAAAGGCGACCATGAGCTAGTGGACCTTATTGAGCTGGGCATGTGGTCAGGGGCTCGCGTTGAGGAGTTGTGCGCCTTGAAGGTCCCCGAGGTCGACCTAACAGGTAAGTCGTTCAACATCGCCGATGCCAAGACCGAAGCGGGCGTCCGCGAGGTGCCAATCCACGAGAGCCTGTTGCCGACCATGAAGTGCCTCATCGGCAAGCGGACGGACGGCTATGTTCTGGCGGACCTCACGGAGAACAAGTTCGGGGACAGGTCCAACGCCATCGGAAAGCGCTTCGGGAAGCTCAAGGCAAAGGCAGGGTTTGGCAGGGCGCATGTGTTCCACTCGATCCGAAAGACCGTAGTGACGCAGCTAGAGAACGCTGGCGTGTCGGAGAACCTCGCGGCGGACATCGTGGGCCATGAGAAGCCGAGGATCACCTACGGACTGTACTCGGGCGGGGCTACGCTGGAGGTCAAGCGGGCGGCGCTGGCGAAGCTGGCGTATCCGCAGCGGTCCTAATCGGGCACGCCAAGACGACCATGAGTTACGGCGTGTACTCGGGGCGTGGTGCGACGAAGCCGCTACTCGGGGCCGCAATCAGGAAGGTGAGCTATCCGAAGCCGCTGTAGGGCGAGAGCCGCGCTACGCGTAAGGGCCGTACTCTATGGAAGCAAAGGCGAGACGTGCTTACGCGGCGGCACGGCGCTAGGATAGCCAACGTGATATGCTGATCCACGATACCTTCATTGTCCAAGAGAGAGACTTAACGCGGTTTGCTTGGGCGAACCTGCGCCGCTTCCACAACACTGACTATAGCGAAGCGGCAATCACACACCACCACGGCCTAAACAAAGGCCAGCGCATCAACGCCAGAAAACAAGCCGCGCAACTTCGCTACTGTCTTATTCAAGCCCGAGAATACTTCGAGGCTGGTGAGAGGGTGACGCTGGCGACGCGCCCCGCGCTCTTCTACTACGGCGCGATGAGCTTGGCGCTTGCCGAAATCTTGCTCAAACAGACCGGAGACGCGAGCCTTGACCGCGCCCGTGAGGAACACAAACACCATGGGCTTATACTGCGCGTTGATAAGCTTCCGAACCCGCAAATGGGCCTGCAGGAAGCCGCGGGTTGTCTCGCAGCAGTACCGTTGATAGTTGAGGGGAAAGGGCGGCGCGGTACGTTTGATCTTTGGCACCGTTCCGCACGAGAGATGCCACTCGTAGCGCTAGTGACTAGGGCGCAAATGAACAACCCCGGCAGTACGCTCCGGCACGAAGTGATCGCGGGCGGCCTAGATCAGCGATTGCCGAAGGTTTCCAAGAGAGGCTTCACTCTGTACGACTGCCTTAGGCGTCTTCCGTGCATGATCAGCCACCTCGACATTGTAGGCGAGGGCCACGATCTAGTGCGCGGTAAGGCGAACGTGACATGGAACGGGAAACAGTCCACTACTCGGTTCACGTTCCATCCGGCGCCTGGGACCTTTCCACAGTTCGCTAACAACTTCCTCATGCGCCCCTGCGACTACGCTCGCGTCACCATCGACGAGATCGAACATGGCGCTCTAGTAAGTTGGCGCGCAGACGAGGAGGATGGGCTTTTCTACCGCACGCCCGCAAGTTCCATGTGGAACAGCGATGAAGTTCACTACTGGCTAAGCGACCAACCTCTCAATGAATTTGGCTACCTATATTTTGCGCTCTATATACTTGGAAATTATGCACGCTATTATCCGGACAGATGGATGCAAGATGTAGACCGAGGCTCGCCCCTTGCCCTTGCCGCAGATGAGCTACTGAGCGGCGCCGCGTGGCGCGTTCCGCTGTTATCCCTCAGTGAACTAGCCAGAACCTACTACATTCCCGCAGCATGACCGCAGGAGTAGTCAGTTGCATTCCCGCTTATTCCGAACGAGGAACGGCCCCACTTCGGGCCTTAAGCACAACTTGTGTGATGATATCCAACTCACTCTCCAACGCGCCGCGTATGTAGCCACGGGTATCCTGCTGCGTTTGGTCTAGGCCGCGGCGGAAGGAAAGGCTTCGCGGGTTTTCTCTAGGAAAGTTCAAAGTGGTAAGCGTTATCGCGCTCGACCGCGTTCCCCCCGTGGGGGCCATCGGTCCCCCGTACCCTCTCGATTGCCACCCTGCCCCGGCCCCCATGCGTCCCATCGCGACCATGAAGGAAACGCAAGCCGGTCCTTAGCGGCGCTCCGGTGCCACGCCACAGCGCGGCTGGGCCAGCGGAGAGCGTGGGGCGATGCACTAGGGTAGACGCAAAGAAGCCCCCAACGTCTCCGCTGGGGGCTCCTGGCGCGTCTCTACGGTGCTGCTAGGCCGCCTCTGCAAGCCTTCCTGGCGTCCACACCACAAGCTCGTCACCATGGCGCGTCCACACACTGCCATCGTTGGTGCTCGTGTAGACATCGCCCTTCCGACTGATGCCAAGGTCCTGCCAGCTACCGCCATCGGCAAGGTCACTGACGTTGTATCCGCCAACGCTTCCGCCGTCCCATCCGGTGAACCATAGTTCCGAGCCATCGGGATAGTGTTCACCTATCCCCGGCCCGTCAGTGGTCATGCTCGTGTAGCCGGGCCGTACCGGCTCAACGGTGCCGTTGCTCAGCCTGACGAACGTGTTGTTGTCTCGATAGATGATCTTCATGTTTTTTCCATCCCCGCTATCGAGCCCGTGATTAGGCTTTGGAAGCGGCGTGGCGCGAACATGAGGGGCCGTTGCCGAGTGGTCAATATGGGGTTGTGTCGATTGCTATTGCGCAATTCATACGTGTAAGGAAGGGCTCCTATTAAGGAGGTGTTTCTCTTGGAATGGACGTGTGTTCCGAGCGTTGTAATTCGGGCATCTTTGTACATTCCAGCGAAGGGCTTCCCGTCCTCTTTTGCGTAGGCGTGGTCCACTGGAGACATACGGTTTTGCGGAAGTAACATTCCCGTGAACAAGGCGCGCAATCGGAGAGCCTGTCACACGCTATTGTCACGCAACGCCGCCCGATGAATACGCCATCGTCACTCACGCGGGATATGGTATCTCGCGCGCCCTCCGGGGACGCCTAGACCTGCCGACAGGGAGACCTAGCAGGCCTATACAGAAAGCCCCTCGCATCCGGCCCCTGCCAAGTGATTGAAACACAGCACAATCGAAAGCGCCCTCTTCCCTATGCCGAATGTATTGACTTTCGGCATGGCTAGTCCCATGTATGCGGTCGAGACAGGAGGGACGAATGGCAACCAAGAGAGCCGCACTCTACGTCCGCGTATCGACAGACAAGCAGACGGTTGAGAACCAAGTACGCGAACTGACGGGTATAGCGCAGCGTCGCGGCTGGGAAGTCGTCGCCACGTTCAACGATGCTGGTATCAGCGGCGCTAAGGGTCGGGACCAGCGCCCTGGGCTGGACGCGATGCTCAAGGATGCGGGGCGGGGGCGCTTCGATATCGTGATGGCCTGGGCGATAGACCGGCTGGGGAGGTCCCTAATCGACCTCCTGGGCACCATACAGACGCTAGAGGCCTGCAAGGTGGACGTGTTCATTGAGCAACAGAGCCTCGATACGACTACGCCCATGGGCAAGCTCCTGTTTCAGGTGACAGGGGCCTTCGCTGAGTTTGAGCGGCATATGATCGGCCAGCGTGTCGCCATCGGCATCAAGCGAGCGCGGGCTAAGGGTGTGAAGTTCGGGCGACCTAGGACGGACCATAGGACCGAAGAGCGCATCAGGAAGGCGCTACAGCGGGGCGATAAGGGTATCCTTAAGATCGCCGGGGAGTTTGGCGTCGGCTCGGGGACGGTACAGCGGATCAAGGCAGAGATGGGGGCGGGTCATGTCGAAGGGTGAGACGCAAGTACGCAGCCGCTTTCGGCATCCTGCGGCCGTCCGGTCCGACCTTACTACGGCAATCAAGCGGCGCACGCCGCGCCCGACAGCAAGTCTCCCCGCCACCTATTCCGGCGAACGGGAGCCCCGGAACGAGCCTGTACGCCTCAACAGGGACAACCCGCGCGCATGCTTCGACACGGTACGGGGCAGCCAGTATCAGATAACAGTCTCGGGCTGTGGCGCTGTTCCCGCGCGCCTAAAGCGGAAGCGCCCAATCCTGGAATTTCGAGCGATGGGAAAGGCATACGCGCTGAGTAGATGGGACGTGACCTGTGACGGTGCTGCGGTGCTGCCAGTCGCCACCAATCATGTTCGCATAGACCTTGTCGACCTGGACGCTGACGTTGTGGTGCTGGTAGAGCGACGGCCGACAGGAGAGAGGAAGAAGTACCCGCCGAAGCGGTGGCGCGAGCGCGGGTTTGCTAGACCGATTGAAGGCCGGTATCGGCGTCCAAAGGCTTTGACTTAGGACGCTGAGAATACCGCATAAAGCAAAGGCAAATCAGCAGGTTATCCAAAAGCCTCCCCTCACCCATACACTAGCATCACATAAAGCGCTTCGATCCTTGAGCCGGCTTGGTTTTTCCAAAAGTACCACCTCCGCCCTTATAAACCTCCCCGCCCCTTTCGATACCCCTATAGAGACATGCACGCGCCCCATGCGCTGCTTCTTCTCGGCGAAGAGGAGACCCCATGGGACCAATGGGCTCTCCAGACCGAATACGCCATCCGGGGCGGGAAAATGCGCGACTTTTGCGTTGAAGCTCAGTGGCTTAGGCAAAAGCCACACTGTACGCTAATAATAGAACACCTAGCATCGACCGCTTCCCCGGTGCCCGGTGCGGGCGGGGACCGCGCTCTAAGCGCCGCCAAGCGCGGCTGAGCGAACCCATGTTTGTCCCTTTCCATGGGCGAACGCTCGCGCGGTCCCCTCTCGTGCGGCTGAGGGGCGGCTAGCGGCGCTGGCGTGATCTTTGACGCCCGTTTGCTTGCTATTGGCGTGACCCCATCGCCAGCCGTGGCGACCCTTCTGCACCTACTGCAGGCGTCCCGAGGCATTCGCGCCTTGTCGCTTGTTTTTGTCCGCGTATCCCCGCTCTCCATCAACTCCCTCAAGGAACCACCATGACCGAAAGCAAATCCATTCACCGTCAGTCCCGCCGATGGGCGGCCGATCCCCGATGCGATAGTCACCTCGCGTGGCTTCGCAAAGTAATCACGCTCACGCTCGATGAGCCGCGCGTGCCCAGCGATAGCAACCTTATTCGCCGTGCCCTGTCGTGCTATGCCGAGCACTGGGCCGATATGCTGGCCGCAGGCCGGGTTGAAGGCCTCACTGGCCCGCATCCCCAAGATGCCGATGCCGAGCGCGCGTTGCTGGCCGAATACAGCGCCATCACGACAGCACCCCAGCCCACCACGCTAGTGGACGAGGCAGGCCGTGTATTGACGTGGCAGGAAGCTCTAGCCCGCGGCATCCAGCGACGTGACGCCCGCAGCTTGTCCATCCCCGCCCCCGAGGGCGACGCCGTTGTCAGCTAATGCTGAGGGCAGGACCGACCACGAGACGGCGTTGCTCACAAATGACGAGCGGGTCACGCTGCTGTACCACCTTTACGACGCCCTGTTGCGCCGCCTACTCGCCGTGCTGTCGCCCGAAGGTGACCAGCCACCACCAACCGCGGCACACCTCGATATCGCTCGAAAGCTCCTGGCGGACCATGGCATCAAAGCGACTGCGATGCGGACGACACCCGACGTAAGGCGCGGGCTACAGGCATTAGTCACTGACTTCTCGACACTGCCGTTTGTGGAGGACGACAAGGGGAAGTAATTCCCCGCCCTCCCCTAACTCTCCCCGCAGGTGTCTCCATAGTCGCCCTACAGTGGCCCCTGCGGAGCACTGCCTAGGTCCTCTTCTACTTCTTAACTCAGTCTCTCTCCTCTCTTTCGCTGGCCATTTTTAGCCTAGGAAAATCAATGGGTTAGAGAGCCCACGGTCCCGTTTGTCTCCCCTCATTCGGGACCGTCTACACGATCCAAGGGAACCCAACGACACACAAGAGCCCCAACCGGGGCACCTACCCAACAGCAAAAAGGACTATCCAAACATGACCGCCAATCAGCGGCCGAACCTGCTTGCTCAGCCGCAAGGCGCTCCGTCGTCTATGTCTCCCGTTGTCGTGATCGACAGCATCATGGGCTCAGGCAAGACGACCTGGATCATCAACCACATGCGCCAAGCTCACGACAGAGCGCTGAGCGACCTACTGTCCGGCCGCAGCGATACCGAGCTACCAAAGTTCCTGTACGTGACGCCGTTGCTGCCTGAGGTCGACAGGGTGAAGCTTGATTGCCCTCGCCTCGATTTCAGAGACCCTATTCCTGTCCACGGACGGAAGTTCCAAGACTTCAACCGGCTTATAGACGAGGGGCAGAACATCGCCACGACACACGCCCTCTTCTCCATGGTCGACCCGGCTACGCTCGGGAAGCTGAAAGCTCAGGGCTATACCCTGGTCATTGACGAGGTTCTAACCTGCGTCGACTACTTCAAGAGCCTCAGCAATGACGATACGGACTTGCTGTTTGCTCAGGGCCTCGTCTACGTCGATGGCTCATCCCACCTCCGTTGGAACCACGACAAGGCCGCAGAGTATCGAGGCAAGTTCGAACACGTAAGGAACCTCTGTGACAACGGGAACCTGATTGCTTGGTCGATGTCCGCAGATGGCTTCATGCCGGGCAAGCGCGGAAGCATCCTGCTGTGGGCCTTCCCGACGAACTTCCTTGCCGCCTTCAAGGGCGTCTATCTGCTCACCTACCTATTCCATGGATCGCCCATGCGGGCCTACCTGGAAGCCGAAGGTGTGTCGTTCGATATGCGCATGGTGACCGACAAGGGCCGTAAGCTGGTCCCTTGGTCGACTGAGGCGGAGAAGGAAGCGAAGGAGCGGATCAGGAAGCACCTGAAAATCTACGAAGGGCCGCTCAACGCCGTCGGTACCAAGGCTCCCGGCACTAGGTCTAATCCGTTGGGTAAGAACTGGTACGACAACGCGGCCAAAGCAAACGGCGGCGAGGCACTCCAGAAGCTACGCACGGCGACGATCAACTTCTTTCGAAAGCACTCGCGCTATGCCGGAACCGATACTGGCCTCTTTGCCTGGACAACGTTCAAGGCGCGACGGGCGCAACTCGCTGGCAAGGGCTACAAGCACCACACACAGTGGATACCGCTCAATGCAAAGGCCACGAACGAGTATCGACGCAAGACGGTCTTGGCCTATCTCGCGAACAGGTTTTCCATTCCTGAGATCAGGGACTATTTCGAGAGCCGGGGCGTGGATGTTTACGAAGACCTCTACGCCACGAGTGAGATGCTTCAATGGCTCTGGCGCTCCGCTATCCGAGACGACCGTGAGCCCCGCGACGTTCATGTGTTCATCCCTTCCGAGCGCATGAGGCACCTGTTGAAGCTGTGGCTGAGCTGCGATGACGCCTTGTCGTTCATCAAAGCGGCAACGGGAAAGGACCTAGCGTTGCCCGCCGTTGCACCGGGCGAGCCCATGAAGGAAGCCGCCTAGGCTTCCCATCGCGCTACGTCCCAACACCCTGCCGCACAGGCAGTCCCGAAGCCTCCGCTAGAGAATGGCGCGCAAGAGGGCTAGAAATACAGCGTTCCTTGTAGCGCGTGTCTAAATGCAGTGTGGCGTTTTGAGAGAATATGGTGCGCTCAACTCCGCAGAGGCTCGAACTGGAGGAAGAAACCAAAATGAGACGGCGACACATTTGCGCGGTTCTGGCAGCAACCGGCTCCGCTTTGCCCTTCGCTGTACATGCGCAACCGGCCGCGACGGGAGAGAAGAAGCGGACCAAACCCAAGTTGGCAATTGTCGCGACCATGGAGGTTGCGCCGGGGCGCATGGATGAGTTCTTGCCTCTCGTCCTGGCTCATCGAGCACGCTGCCTCCAAGACGAACCTGGAACCTTAGCGTTTGAGTGCCTTCGCGACCGCGACAATCCCAACGGGTTGATGTTGTACGAAGTGTATGTCGACGACGCGGCATTTGACGCGCATTCGAATGGCGCATCGGTCAAGCGTATTCGGCAAGAGGCGACGGGAATGGTCCTAAGCACCTCCGCCGTCATGTGCACGCCAGTAGATGGCGCAAGCTAAACTATACCACTACCGAAGCGCGGTGTCCAGCACCGCGTATAACGCGATAACTCCTGTATAAACTCGGGCTCAACCGAACGGCCAGCCGCGCCTAGCGGCGCTCAGCAATGGCCCCACCCCGCGCGTTCTCTTCTCGCCCTCTTTGGTTGTCCTAAGTCGCCCCTGAGGGTGCGGCTTGAGATGGCCCTAGGCGATACCGAGAGGGCATCGCGCGGGGTGTCTCCCCTTCATACCTCACAACCTGGAAATCTCATGTTCTACCGCTACGGCCAGTGCTCCCTCTCGGGGTGCGACCGGCCAAAGCACAAGCGGGGCCGATACTGTCAACAGCACCGAAAGCGACTTGCGGCCTATGGGCATCCGCACGGACGCCCTGTCGTTCCTAGCGAACTGATCCCGTGGGCCATCAAGGCCCGTCGCATCCTCGACAAGAATGTCGCCAACCACGACGGCATCAAGCTTGCCATGGACGAGCTTACTCGCGTCCTCTCGGAAGCGGTTGACCGTGACGAGCGTATTCCCCGGCACTCGTCTAGCCCCCGCTCCCGTGCTGCGGTCGACCGTAAGGTTGTCGCCAACTTCGCTCGACTATCGAGGCAAGGCGTCACCGCCCTGGACATACTCACCATGGTCTCGGCAGTCGCCTTGCTTGACCAGTCGGAAGCCCGTCGCTTCCTCGATCAAGCTTCCTATCAGTATGCCGTAGCCCGCGCCGTCTTAGGGATTGTCCCTCGACCGGGCGGGCGGCCGTTCGGCGCAAACACGCTGGCGACTGTCGGCAAATACCTCACTGACCAATATGCGGCCCTAGCCGGGGTCGTTGTTCGGGCTGTCCTGGCTCAAGAGGATCACGGGGCAACTCGACGGGCCGCGATGATGGCCCCTATCCACTCCTGACCCTCAAATCTCAATCAACAACTCTGAAAGGTATCAATTGTCTGACGACCAACATTCCGAATGGGCTCCTCTGTCGACCGAGGAACGCGAGTATATGTCGGAGCAACTCCGCCAGCGCGATGAGATGCAGCGCCAGAATGATCGCGTCCCCGACTTCGCGCCCAAAGCCATGCCGCTGCCAAGGGCCACCATGCGAAGTGACGACGTGGCCAATGTCTCCCTTCCTGCTCCAAGCCGCGTGACATTCTACGCGAAGAACGGCTCATCGCCTCGTAGTGGTGCCACTGTCGATATGGATGGGATCGTAGAGGTCCATATCCCCGGCTATGGGCCGCAAAAGACCTCCGTCGCCAACGCCCTCAATATGGGGCTTATTCAGCGAGACGCAGCAGGAGGCTTCCGCGGTCTCGACGCTGGCGAGCGCAACGACATTAACGCCTCCAACCAACAGGAACAGCAGCAGGAACAGCAGCAAGAGCGCGCCAGCTTGGAAGAGGCCCGCACCAACGGAGACGTTCCCGACATGGCCACTACCCAGCTCATTGAAGCAGTAGCCGCGCGCGTTCCCTCTCATGCCGTCTCAAGTCTCGCGTATGACTTCGTCACCAATGGCACCATGTCTGAGGCAGCATTGGCGAGGGTCGCAGAGGCTTCGGGCCTGTCGCTGGAGACAGGTAAGCGTGTAGCCTCCGACTATGTCGACGGACTAAGCCGACAGGCTGCTACCGCCGTAATAGCGGCTGGCGTGCCGGCGCACATGGTCGACGCGTCCTACAATTGGATGGCTCAACATTACCCCGTCGAGCACAAGGCTGCCATGGTCGAACTCGCCATGGGTCATAGGACCGGGGCGCTCAAGGAGCTTGCGGGGAAATTTAAGCTCCACGTCGTTCGGCGCTCCTAGCCGTCACCTGAGACCAACTACGCCCGCCCCTTGGTCCCCTTCGCGTGACCTGGGGGCGGCCCCTTTCTCTCCCTTCACCATCTCCTAAAGGAACAACTTGAAACTCCCCGCCAAGGTCGACGCCCTCGTTGACCTTCTCGACGAAGCCTTCCCCCTCCGTAGTCACTCCGTCGATACCTCAATGGAAGCCATCCAGCGCGAATACGGCAAGCGTGACGTGGTCGACTTCCTCCGACGCCTTCAAGCCGAACGCGACGAAGACATGGGCTCGCATCTTCTCGCAAACGCGATCATCGACAATGAGTAAGCCAGTGCGCCACGCCCGGATTGGCAGGGGAACGCATCATGTGACCCTGCCTGTCCCCGAAGGGCCTCATGCATTCAGCATCAGCGGCCAGTGGGACGACGAAGAGTATGGTCCGAACTCGACGCTGGTATCCCTCATCTGCCGCGGGCGAAAGGCCTCTCGCTATTCAGAGCATCGCCTGACCCGAGACACGTCCTTTGCCTTGCCTGCTGACACGCTCGAAATCGAGCTTAGAGTAATGGCATCCTGCCCTGGCACGTCTCTACGCGTGGAAGTCACCGCTGCTCCGCCCCCTCCATCGCCACCCGCCAAGGCGCATCACGATCAAGCCGAAGGCATTCACGAGCGGGACGCGTGGCTAAGGAAGGTGGCCGATAAGCGCATCCAGCCCCGCCGTTGACCATGCACGATCAGTACGACGACGGTATTGATGCCGAACAACACGCGAGCCTGTTGCCGGGATGCCGGGCGGTCTTGCCTGTGAAGGCTGGCGTCCGGCTGGTTATCACCGCGGCTGGCGCATGGTCTCCGGGTAGTCACGTTGAGGTAGAGTGCCGAAGCCGTCGCGGGGCAACCAAGCTCACGCTCACGCCTGACAGCAGCATCGCAGAGGTGCCTGCCGAGGCGTTTAGCGTGGTCCTTACCTCAATCCATGCCGGACGCGGCTTCAACGTAGTCGTCCGCATCTTCCCTCTAGCGGCCCTTCTTGAGCCCCCGCTTCCCGCTCACGAGCCTCCGAAGGCTCCCGCTCACGAGCCTCCGAAGGCTCCCATTCACAACCCCCCAAGGGCTCCCTTTCATGGTCCTGCAAGGAAGCCCCCTCTCAAACTCAGATGAGCAAATAATCCATGTGTTTCGGTAACTCTCCTGTCGCTGCGGCCCCCGCGCCTGTCGCTCCCCCGCCGCCGCCCCCTGCGACGAACGTCAAGCCCCCTGTGCTGGCTTCACAGGTGAACCAGCAGCAAGCTCAAGCCGATCTCAAGCGCCGGGGCACTCAGGTGTTCCGCAACGACATAGGCCTTGGCATCCCCACAGGCGGCGCGCGGCCCGGCAACGGCGTTAACATCCCGTCCTAGTTTCAAGAGGAGAAGAAGGGAGCCGCCGCGAGGTATGCTCAGCGGGCCACGTTTCCCGAGGTTCGTAGTCCGTCGCTCCTGGGCCTGGGCTTGGAGATCGGCGGCGCTGGACTGAGCGCGTGACTTGTGGGCGAGGCACCGGAAGAAGGAACCGAAGGACGCGCCGGTTAAGTAGAGGGGCGAGGATCGCGCCGTGATCGCCCCGCAACCGCCGCTAGCTCTCCGCCGTTGATCTAGCAGGGGCAGTGGCCCTGCCCCTTCTTCGACGGTCCGCCGTGCCGATAACAACCCTCCCCCGTAGACCCGGCACGGCGGATTTCCGATTGCCCGGCGGTTACTCGGGGGAACCCTCTCGCCTTGCCGACGTTTGGTCCGACGCGGCGACGTGGTGGCCGCCATGTGACCCCGCCGTGTCGGCTTTGGCTGAGGCCCGGTGCGGCGGGTGTCATGTTTGGTTGTCCAAGATTACATGCCTTCTGGAAGCCCTTTGATCTAGCGAGGCGCTTCTGTAGTGCGCTTGTTGAGCTTGTCGACGGCCAGCCGAACCGATGGTTGCTGATACGCAACGTTGCGGAAAGGCTCCGAATGACTTGGACAGCGCTGAAGTGGCAGCAACAGAAGCGGAGGCCAAAGGTTGGCTCACGATGGAAGGCAGGCACAGCGTATGCCTGACTGAAGCCGGAAGAATATTGGCGCCCCTGCCTCTTCCGCGGTCCACTCGACGCGGCCGAGCGGCCCGCCACCTCGCCAACGCATGGACCGCTGCAACTCGGCTGGTTGAACGACGTTCCTAAGCAAGGGCGGGTGACTGCCCTGGGGAAGTCCGTCGCACCTCTTCTGCCACACAGAGTAGTGCGGCGGGCTCCCAACCTCAGTGGCCTGGGAGTGAAGCCTTGCCAGACGAAGAGGCCCCTCACGCCTACTTGGTCGTCGCTTCAATGGAAGACGGCACCTCGGTTACACCGGCCCGGACACTCATGACACGCCTGATACGCCACCTCGGTCCGAAGGGCGCGTACTCGATCACCACAAACCGCGAGCACGGATTGGCCCTACTATGTGGCTTCCAGTTTGAGACGGACGCCGCCAAGTTAGCAGCGGTAGTGCATGCCAAGCCGATTGGTAGGTACGGCGGATGGAAGAGCCAACGCGGTTTCATGCTGGATGGGCTAAAACAACGGGCGATCCTGAGGTTGTGCGCCAGCCCTACGTGAGAGCCGTACGATACGGTCCGGCATCCTAAGAGCTATGCTGACGGCCCCGTAGGCTTTCCTTCGACCGAGCTAGGGGAGCCCGAAGAGACGGACGGCATCTCATTAGGGACTATGCTCTCGCCCATACTTCTGAGACGACCGAACTCCGTCAGATGCCATTCACCGTCTCGGTCCTCAATAAGCTCTAAGGTGACGAGCCGAGCGAGATACACCTCCTGGGCCTGATTTCCTGCCCCCGCAGCGATCTTGCGCAACGCGTTCTCTTCCTTGGGACTAAGCGGGGCGCGTAGTGCGCGAACCATGGCGATGCCTCCGTCTCGTGTGTGAGCGAAAGCGCGGGACACTTGAGCTATGCCGCTGGCTGCCAGTCGCCGACGCTCGCGATTAGGAGCCGGCGATAGGAACATAACGCGCCCGGCAGTGGCGGGCTGCAAGATTTCTTACTGGCTCGGGGGCAAGCTTGTGGCAATGACCACTTTCAAATCGGCGCAAGAGCGCAACTATTCGATTTTGGGCGTCATTGGTGTCGCATGGGACAGGCACAAGCACTTCTCGCTAAAGCTTCCGTTCTCCGGGACAAGGCTAATCGGGCACTTCGCCTCGCGGCAGGCCTATCATAGGAAGCCGACCGAGCGCGGCTGTCAAAGTATGGCGATGGCCTTCGGCAAGCGGCTGCTGAGGTTGAACGTCAGGCGGCTGCTGAGGTGCCGTGCCGCCCCGATGAGCCTACCAGGGACACCACAAAGGACAGCCGCGAGCCGAGCAAAGGACGCGGTGGCTTCAGTGACCCTGAACCACAGCACTAGGCGGACCATGGGTTGCGCTGGTAGTCCAAAGCCAACGCGGCCGGCTACCCCGCACAAACTGGGTGGACAGACTGGGTGGACGACCCTCATAAAATGCTGATTTTACTGGGCTTTTAGGTAATGGCGGAGAGGAAGGGATTCGAACCCTCGATAGGGATTATCTCCCTATAACGGTTTAGCAAACCGCCGCCTTCGACCGCTCGGCCACCTCTCCGCAGCCCGTTAAGACCCCGGCAGTCGAAATATCCACGACGGATGCGCGGCGGTTCTACCGGCCGGGGTCGGCAGTGTCAAACGACGCTGGGGATGCCTTTGGGATTTTGCGTGCAGAATCAGGCCCTTGGCCCCTTGGCCGCGGCATGGCACGGTGCCCGCCATGCGTACCCAGGCCCCAACCTCAATCGAGATGCTGCAGCGCCTCGTGGCGTTCGACACCACGTCTCGCAACTCCAACCTCGAGCTGATCGAGGACATCCGGGGCTATCTTTCGGAGTTCGGCGTCGCCAGCACGCTGGTGCCCAACGCCGAGGGCACCAAGGCCAATCTCTTCGCCACCATCGGCCCGGCGACCGAAGGCGGCATCGTGCTGTCGGGCCATACCGACGTCGTGCCGGTCGACGGCCAGCCCTGGGCCACGGATCCCTGGACGCTGACCGAGAAGCCCGACGGCAACCTCTACGGCCGCGGCACTTGCGACATGAAGGGCTTCATCGCCGTCGTGCTGAGCCATGTCCCGGCGTTCCAACGCGCGAAGCTCAGGGTGCCGATGCATTTCGCCTTCAGCTACGACGAGGAGATCGGCTGCCTCGGTGCGCCCGCGCTCGTCGAGAAGCTGATGGGCAACGTGCCGCGGCCGCGTGCCGTCATCGTCGGAGAGCCGACCATGATGGGCGTGGTCAACGCGCAGAACGCCGGCGGCGGCATCGTCGCCACCTTCACCGGCGTCGAGGCGCATTCCTCGATGACCCATCTCGGCGTCAGCGCCATCCACTTCGCCGGCGACTTCATCCATTGGCTGAACGAGCTGCAGGTCGAGCTGGCCCAGCGCAAGCGCACCGACATCGACACCGTGCCCGGCCACACCACGATCAACGTCGGCACCCTGAGCGGCGGCACCGCCGGCAACATCCTGGCCCGGGAGTGCAAGCTGAGCTGGGGCTACCGCACCCTGCCCGGCGACGATCCGTGGGAAGTGCAGCGCCGGGCCGAGCAATACGTCGCCGAACTGCTGCTGCCAAAGATGAAGGCCAAGCACCCCGACGCCAACATCGAGCTCAAGCGCCGCTCGTTCCTGCCCGCCCTCAATCCCGACGAGAACGTCGAGGCCGCCAAGCTCGCCCTCGAATGGACCGGCGGCAACCGGACCTATGCCGTGCCCTACGGCACCGAGGCCGGCATCTTCCGCGGCCA